TTACTTTTCCAGGGCCTTGATGTGGGACCCTGGTGTGGGGTTTTGTACCAAATCCTCCAAAATCTGACTCACGCCGGCCGTGGATGACCCCAAGTCGCGGAGGTAGATTTCAGTCGTTCCCAGACGCTGGTGCCCCAGGAATTTCTGGAGCTCAAAGGACGTGGCCTTCTTGCTGTCTCGGGCCAACCGGGCGACATAATGCCGCAGGGAGTGGAACTCTATTTTTCTGACGCCAGCCCTTTTGCATATCCTGGACATGAAAAACTTCATAGGCCAGGAGTGCTTTGACCAACCGGTCCCCGTCTCGGGGTTTGTGAAAACGTAGGGCGATTTTTTATCCCGTTCTCTCCAAACCCTCAAAAATAGGGACTCCAATGTGGGACCCATCGTTAACGTCCGGTATTGTCTCGCTCCACCCTTCCGTTTGCGCGTCCACAACCGAAGTTCCTTGCGCTCCATGCTGAGATCGTCCCACAATAGGTTGCGTACCTCGCCGATTCTGGCTCCGGTATGCAGCAACACGGTGATGATATCCATTTCCCACGGCGTGGCCGCCAGGAGGACTTTTTGTATATCCTCGGCCGGTGGAACGTATCGCACAGCTTCTTCTTCTGGGAATGCCTGAACGTAGCGACAAGGATTGCCGGCTATCTGGCCAGCGAATTGCTTTTGGTGAAGCGCCCAATTGAACAGTGCGTTGATTTCTCGCAGGTCTCGATTTGCCGTTTTGTTCGGATCATTTTCACGATCGACGGCGCGCTTACGACTTGTCTTAAGATAATCGGTTATCTTGGCGTCCGTAACGTCTTTCATGGGAGGGTTCCCGCCCATAAAGAGAGCTAGATTGGACAATACAAAGTCCTTTTGCGCTGTCGTTGTTGGACGCAACCTCCCCTCGCAATAATCGAGATACGCGCTAGACACCTTCCCCCATAGCAACTCTCTCGACACGCCACTTTTTTTTGACTCCTCCTCCATTCGGATTCTTTCCGTCGCTATCCATGTTTGCGCTTCCATTTTTTTCTCGAACCCGGCTTTTGGAACGCGCACCCCCTGAAACTCGAACTCCGCCCGATACCGTGTTCCCGATTTGGTCTTGTACTTTGTGACCGACACGGCCGACCTCCTTCAAATGGTTTACAACCTCGATAAGGTCAAAGCGGGCAGCCTTCAAGTTGCTGCCTTCGGTGCCGGGCGCGAAAAAATGGGGGAGGTCTTTCCAGACACGCCGAAAGGTTTCCGGGTTGGTATGGAGATATTGGCAAAGCTCCTCATAGGCCAGGCAGCACGTTTCTGGATGCATCCCCTACTCCTCTCCTCGACCGGCCAAACTGAACGGCTCCAATTCCTTATCCCCGCGCACGTACAGCGGATGCCGGGGGTGACCATCTTTCGTCACCCCGAGACAGAACAACGGGGCGCCAAGGAGCATCCCCAGGACCGCTTTGGGCCTGTATTGCCACGGGCATCCCGCTCCCCAGGCGCAGACGATGCGCTCCGCGCCCTCGGCCGCACGCGCGATGTAGTCGTCATTCTCCGGGCCAACGGGGTCACAGGTGAAGCCCATCATGGCCGGGTTTGTCTGGATTTCCGCGAACAGGTTGACCACCGTGAAGCCGCCAAAGCCCCAGAGTTCGGAGAAGCCGCGGACTCGCCGGATGGTCGGATCGTCTTGGTTCATGTCGGCGACAGACGGATTCAGCATGATCCAGACAAGATCACATGATTTGCCACCCCAGGAGCGTGTCAGGCGGTAGCGCCAAGGGCCATGGATAATGGAGTGGCAGGTGTAGGGGACGGAGCAGGTCAGCATGTCGCCACCTCCCTTTTGGTCCACGCGTAGGCAATCTTCTTCGCCGCCGGCAGATTGCCTAAGCCATGATTGCAATCCGTGCAGGCCAAGGCCATGTTGACCATCCGGTCAATGCCTCCCAGGGACAGCGGAACGATATGTTCGATGGTAGCTGTCTCCTCGGTGAGCGGGCATCCACAGTAGATGCAGGTCAGACCGTCCCTCTTGGCTAGACAACGAATGGCCGCGGCACGCCGACGTGCCCCCTTGGTCGCGCGGGGCACCCTTTCCGATGGCCTCCACATGTCTTTGCCTGCTTGGAATGCTTGCCAAGCTGCCATGGCATTATCGGTCCAGGTCAGGGCGCCATTCTGCTTTCGGTAGATGAGGGCGATACCGCCAATGGCATCGAAGCGCAGGACCTCGTAAGGGTTTGTCGGCTCATAGATGACGGCGCCCTGACCTTGGAGCCAGGAGGAGAAGGTCTTTTTGTGGGGATTGAGTTGGTGAATTGTACATGGGATCATTTGCGAACCTCCTGGGGAACCTCCCCTTGCGCCATATACTCCTGGCAAAATGGTCTTCTCCTTTTCTGCCTTATTCCCGGCCCCTCGCGAGACAGGGCCGGTCAAAGACAGGACGCTACGCCGCCTTCTTCCCTGTCTGATCCAGGGGCAACATGATTTGATCCGCCGTCACGCTCTCCGGCGGGCAAAGCCGTCCGTCCTTGTCGATGTAGGCCACGCCGCCGCCTTCGGCCTTGGCCAGGGAGACCTTGACCTCGTAGGACCATTTGACCGCGGCGCTGTTCTCGCTCGGCTCGCCTTTCACGGTGACGGCGAGCTTGCGCGCCTCCTCGATTCCGGCCCGGCGGTGGACGTCGCTGGCCATGGCCTGGAGCCCCTCGTTGATCTGCTGCACCAGGTCGCCGCCGGCGATGAACGAAACGTCGTAGGTGCCGTCCGTGGGGAGCCGGCCACCCAGGAGCCGCCGCAGGCGTTCCAGGGTTTCGGCCTGGTCCTTGATCTCGGCATCCATCTTGGCGATCTCGGCGTCCCGGGCGTAGACCGCATCCCAGGCCAGGACCTCCAGAACATAAGGGATCGGCTGCGCCAGGATGCCAGCAAGCGCCTTGGCCGGGATCATGCCGCTGGGGAAGGGGAACGGCGGCCATGTCTTGGCCTCTTTGGCTTTGGCCTTGGACTTGTGGGCCTTCTCGGCCGGGGCGGTGGGTTTCACCACATGCGGCGTGAATCGCCCTCCCGGGCCTCGCCGCGTCTCAGTTGCTCCGTTCATGGGCCTGCTCCTTTTGCTGCTCTTGTTGGGGCGTGGTCATTTTCGCCCCGGGAAAACTTTCCATTTTCGCTGTCCCGCTCGGCTCGTGGACGTACCACTCGATGGCGCCCGTCACGGGATCGAACACGGGTTCGATCGGGAAGCGCCCCCACGTCTTCCGCCATCTCCAGGCCAACCCCCATAGTCCAGGCCCGGCCTTAACCCCGAAGAGCTCCCGACGCGTCCAGCCGGCGGCCAACAGCTCAGGGAGGATCGGCCGCAGGAAATCACGCCCGGCCTCATACGCCTTGGCCCGGGCTCGCACCTTGGTTGCCAGCCTGGACGGGTTGAAGGGACCTCCGCTTGGTCGCTGCGTGGATGGCCAGGCAGAGTTCCAGGGCCTCTTCACGCGAAAGCTCGCGGAATGGCTTGTCCATGATGCCCAGGTCCAACATGCGCTGTGCGATGGCGGGGAGGTCGAATTCAGCTTGCATCGTAATTACCCTTGCTTTGCACTGGATAGCCGCAGTGCGCGACGCATGGCCCAGCTATGTCGAGCTTTGCCCAGGATGAATTTATACCCCTAGGACTCGTTCGATACTGGTCCGGCTCCATTGGAAATCAAGATGGCAACTAGCGCCGTACTTTGTCAGGCCGGAGTTGCCGAGGACGTCCATGGAGAGCTCGTAGCCAAAAGTGTTGAGGTACTCGATTTGCTTGGCCGTGGCCGGCTCGGAGAGCCACCGCTTGGTCTTTTTTGTCGCACCGTCCGTCTCGTGAAGCCGGAGAAAATCGTCAGCGGCCGCCAAGCACGGCAGACGCTCGCCGGTGGAGAGCTTGTGCACGCCGCCGTTGCCATTGACGCGGCCCAGAGCGGTCCAGGTTTCGGCGTCTGGCGAGAACACCCCGGCCCAAGCCGTGAAACCGGCCGCCATCATGGCCCGACCGGAACCGTAGAGATCCACGTACCGGAAGGGGCTGGCGTCGAGGATGTCCATTTCGGTGAGCTCGACGCTCGTCACCGTGGAGCCCTCGTCAGCGCCCAGGCGCTCGAACTGGAACCCGCACAAAGGGCACGTGCGCGTCTGAACGGGAAGCTCGGCGCCGCAGCCGATCCGGCCGGCGACGTCGGGCCAGCGGTAGGTGTCACTCGCCTCCATGGGGCAAATCTTGGTGGCGGCCTCTTCCGGCTCGCGCTCGACCTCTTCCTTGAGCGCCGCCACCATATTCAGGTCGCCGTGGGTGAGCAGCGACGTCCCAAAGTCCAGGACTACGCAGTCACGCTTGGTGACACCCGGGAAAATTTGCGGATCGACGGTACGCAGGCCCCGGCCCACCATCTGGACCAAGGGGCCCTTCTCCGAGCATTTCCGTAGCAGGACAACGCAGGCGACTGGCTGGGAGTCAAAGCCCTCGGTGAGCACCATGACGTTGGTCAGAACCTGGATTTGCCCCTTGTCGAACCTGGCCAGGATGGCCCGGCGCTCGCCGTCGGCCATGGCACCATGGACACAGGCCGCGCGGACGCCGGCCGCCAGGAAAGCCGCAGCCACATCCTGGGCGTGCTGGACGGTCGACGCGAAGACTATGGTCTGGCGGTCGCCGGCCTTTTCGCGCCAGTGTCGGACCACCTCATCGTTGACGGCCACGGTATTGAGGATGGCCTCAACGGCAGCCTGATCGAAATAGTCCGAGACCTGGCCGATTTCGCGCAGGGCCTCCTGGGTGCCGCCGACATCGACCACGAAGGCCTTGGGCGGGACCAGGAATCCAAGCTGCACGAGCTCGCGGATAGACACCGAATCCGCTACGTTGTCGAAAACAGAACGGAGAGACTTTTTATCTCCCCGCTCAGGAGTTGCAGTTAGGCCGCCTATCATCACCTCCGGATTTTTCTTTCGGGCCGCTTCGATGATTGCGCGCCAGGTAGGTGCTGCAGCGTGGTGGGCTTCGTCGAGAAGCAGTAGATCCAAAGCCGGAATTCTATCCAGGTTCTTGCCCAAAGTTTGAGCCATGGCGAACACGACGTCTCCACGCATGGATTTGGTGTCTGCTGTGTAGAGACTCGGCCTGGAGTCAGGATTGACCTTGCGATATTTGGCAAGATTCTGGGCAACCAGTTCTTGGCGATGTTGCAGAACCAATTGGCGACCGCCAATTCTTTTCCCTATTTCGCTCAGAACAATAGTCTTCCCCATGCCAGTCGCCCCAACAACAAGTGTATTCCTATGCTCCTTAAGAGCCTTTATGGCACGGTCAACAACTCGCGATTGATATGGTCTGAGTATCATAGAGAACCTTGCATTGCTTTTGTAAGCCAGGCTTCGCCCGGCCATGCCGTTGGATGCCACGCCTCGCTGTGCTTTACCCAGGTAGGCCTGAGTTGGCGGAGCTACGCAGCCTTCCTGGCCTCAACCTCTTCCCAACGCGTCACGACGAATTTCCCGAAAGGCCCCTTGCAGGCGGGCCGAAAGTCTCCCAGGCCGATGCGCTTGCCGGCGGCGTCCACGAGCTCGCGAAAAAGCTTCGGGGACATGATGGTGGTGTCGAGTTCGACGGAAAAGGAAAGCTCCCAGTCGTTGAAAGACGGCCGGTGCGCGAGGATGCGGCCGCCGGTCGAGGGGATGCGAACGGCCCGGGTGTCCACGTCCCAGCCCTCGCGGCTGGAAAGAGGAATCTCGACACCTTCAATTTCGACGCAGGCCGGGATGAGGCTGGACTTCTGTGTGGTGACTTTGGACTTCCCGGCCTTGAAGAAGGTCCCCGCGTCGATGAGGCACCGAAAAAGGTTCGGCTGCGGGATCATCGGGTTGTCATCGGCGTCCAGGTAGAGTTTCTTTTCGGCCTGCTCGCGGGGAGTCCCCTTGTCGCCGATGGTGGCCACGCGGGTTCCATTGGAAGCAGCCATGGCCGCTTCATCGGTGAACTTGTTGCAAAGCAACGGCGTTGTTCCTTGAATCGTTACACAAATCATCATATCAATTTCTCCTTAAAGGTTCGCCTTGCGGTGCAGTGCTCCGGCTGACAATGCTGTGCGATGCATTGCTATGCTTGGCCAGTCTAGGGACAGCTCGGCACAGCTTTGCTCCGCCGTACACCGCATGGGAGCGGCCATTGAACCATTTTGACCTGTCTCATCAGCCGAAGGTGGTCACTCTTCGGGACAGGGCCGAAGCCCTGTTTCGACGCCTTGGATTGCAACTGAATGCATTGCCTTGCCACGTCGTGCCCGGCCGGAGAGTGCCCGGAAACAAATATGTCTCGGGATCATGGCTTAGAAGGGGACATCGTCCATGCCGGAAGCCTGGGACGGAAACGTCGGAGGCGGCATCTGTCCGCCGGTCGGCGCACCCCATTTCGGCATCCCGCCGTTGGTCGGGGGCGGCGTGCCGGCGGCAGTGGCCGGTGCGCCGGTTGGAGCCGTCGGAGCGGCGGTCTTCGGAGCCTGCCAGGCCTGCTTCGGCGCAGCGGAAGCCGTGGGCAGCGTTCCCTGCGCAGGGGCGGCCGGCTCAGCCTTGGGCGCAGCCCATCGTGGCGCCGCGCTTTGCGTCGTCAGGGGAATCTCGGGGATCGGCGCGTCGGTGAGGATCTCGCCGCCGGCCATGATGTGCCCATATTGTTCGTCGTCGGCTGTGACGATCCGCTTGATGGTGTTGTTGACGTAGCGGTCGCCGGGCTTGGGCTGATCGATACCGACGACGACGCCGAATTCCGCGCCCTGCAGGTCGCCCCATTGGGTGATGACACGGGCCTGCGTCGCGGCCGGACTCGCGTCCTTGGGGCTGATGCCGCGCATGGCCTCGACGATGGCGCGCATGGTGCGCATGGAGATCGCCGCGGCCTTGGCGTGTCCGGCCGAAGCCCCGCCCACGATGTAGTTGTTCCAGATCTTCCGCGTGGCGAACTGGCCGGCAATGACCTCGAACTCGCAGTCGAGCATTTCGCAGTCGGCTTTTTTGGAGAGCTTGAGCATCGGATCGGACCCGACGAACCCGGCCTCGGGCTGGCGGATCGTCATGCGCACCTTGACCATGGAACCGGCCGGGATCGCGCCCAGGGATTCGCGCTGTTCCTCGGATTGGTTGAAATCAATGGCCATTATGCGGCCTCCTTGCTGTTGAGGGTGGACGGCAGGGCATACTTGCCGCCAGTGGCCTGGTTCAGGGCCTCATGAAAGGGCCGCCACGTCTTGTCCTGACCGACGAAAATTTCGTGAGGCAGGCTCCAGTGGTTCTTGGCGACGTAGGCCGGACGCTCATCCGTGTAGAGACAGCGTTCCCCGGCGCCCTCGGCCCGGAACTTGTCTTGCCCGGACTTGCCGCCGTCCTTGGTCTTGATGGTCCGCTTGCGATAGTTGGCGAACAGCACCATGTCGGCCCATTCCTGCCAAAGGGCCCAGGCGCGCTTGTGCAGCTTGATCTGGTAGCGGTCGAAAGGATCCCCGTCCGGGGGCTCATGACGCTTGATCTCGGCGTGAGCGATGAGGACGATGGCCATCCCGCGGTTGAGGCGCAGCGCGTCCAGCCAGCCCAGGACGTTGCGCCACTCCTGCTCCGCTTCAACGTAGCCCTTGCCGTAGCCAACGCCTTCGATGGATTCGAGGGGGCGGTCCCGATCCGCGTTGAGCCGAGTCACGGTTTGGGCCCAGACGATTGGCTCAAGCCAGTCCAGGGAGTCCAGGACCAGCGTCTTGAAGTCATGCTCCTGGCCATGCAGCGCGGACAGGGCTTCCATTAGCTCGGCATAATTCTCGATGAGCTTGGGGAAGGTGGCCACATCAATGGCTGCGGCTCCATCCTCGACGCGCAGCAGGATAGGCTTCTCGAAGGTGCATCCAAAGACGGTTTTCCCGATTCCAGGAACCCCGTAGACAAGGGAGCGTTGGGGCTTGAACTCGGACGCGGCCGAAATGACATTGGAGAGGTCGAAGGACATGGCTACCCCTCCACCGGCTCGTACGTGACTTGCGGCGCGCCCGAGGTGATGGTCATGGCGGCGCGGACCAGGCGGACATGATCGGTCTCGCCGTAAGCCAGGAAGGCGTCCAGATCCTTGGCCGTGCGCGGCTTGAAGGCCCACCCGAAGACCTTGGTGAACGATGGATCGCCCATCTCAAGCCGGGCGAGGGCCAGCTTTTCCTGGTCGAACTTCACGTATTCCTTCTTCTGGATCTTGGCCTTGAGGCCGGCGCCTTCGACGGTGGCCGTCTTCTTGCCCGGGGCGAACTTGGCGATTCCGAGCAGACGGACATGGATTTCCCGAAGGCGCTCCGACTTCTCGTCGATCTCGGCTTTGAGGGCCGCACCTTCGCGAATGAGGGCAACGGCTTCCGGTTCTTGCATCTGAAGAACTCTTGCTTGGGCCGTCATGATATTTCTCCGTTGGTTGAGGTTATTGGGCTTGTTTCTTGATCTGCCGCAGCAGCATGCGGGCACGAATCTCCACCAGGGCCGCCTGGTTGAGTTGGCGGATGGTGGCGTGATCCCCGCGCTCGCCCAGCTCGGCAAACAGGCGACGTTGGGTGACATCATCCAGGGTGTTGAAAGCCAAGTGATAAGGACTCATGAGGCCGGAGACGCTCATGCCGCCTCCTTGGGCAGGCACCCGTACAGGCCCGCCAGGGCCAGATCGAGGACGCGCGGATCGGTTGCGATCTCGTAAATTTTGGCCAGGGCTTGTTGCTTGACCCGTGCGATCTCCGGCAAAGCCCCCAACGGCGTCGTCACCGGCTCGTTCAAGGACCGCCGGATATCCCCCAGGAACACCATGTTGCGATTAATGCCCGGGAGTCCCGTGTTGGCCACGGGGCCAACGATCGCGTCCATGGCCGCTTGCAGGCGTGAATTCGTATTCATGGCTTCACCTCGCAAATCCCATGGTCACAGGTTTCGACGACGACTTCCGTTTGCCGCGGCTCCGGTCCCGGCCGCTGGATGGCCTCGATCAGCATCCAAGCAACGAGAACCAATCCTGCGAGCAACCCCCATTTGGTGAGCCGGTTGATGGTCTGATCCATGGTCTCACCCCCGCCGCTTGGCGCGCCGGCGGCGCTGTCGGTTGGCCCGGCGCCGGGCGCGTTTGCGCATGATGCCTGTTGCTGCCATGGCGGCCCCCTACGCAGCTTCCCGGTCGGGCAGGGCCAGAACCGGAGGCTGCGCAGACTCGATGTCATCCAGGGCGTTGACGGATTGAGGCAGATCCATGCTGATGCCGGTTCCGCAAGGCACCATCACGAACTCGTACCCAGGCCCCGCCTTCTCCCGGGCCACGGCCAGAATGTCGGAAAGAGTAGGCTCCGGTTCGATCGGAGGCGCCGTGACCATGGGTGCCGGGTTGGCCAGATCGCGGCTGGTATCCTCGCAGATGTAGGGGCGCTCGGATTCGCCCAGCACCCAGCGCGGGTTTCCGTCGAATTTCCAGATGATGGTCTGGAGCCAGGAATCGGGAATGCTTTGCCGGCGCTTGGCGTCGGAAATGCTGGACTGGCGAATGCCCAAGACCTTGGCCAGTTCGACTTGAGTCCGGGTCCCGGTGATCGTGTGGATGCGGGCCATCGCAGCTTCGAAGTCCATGATCATCTCCTTCGGCGATGGGGCCGGCTCTCTACCGACCCCACTTTCGCCTGCCCGGCTAGGCCGGGGTTGTCTGTGACCGCCTTTGTGCGATCTGGACTTGTGCGGGGATGCAGTCGATCCACCTCCCGCGATGTCGGCCAGGGGTTGTCCTGACCCTCCCGATGACTGCCGGGAGCCAGTTCACAATCAGGATGAGCAACTGCCCTCCTGGAGTTTGTCCGGGCTGCCCTACACCCTAGAAAATGGGCTTACCCGGGCGTTTATGGATCACGGCGCACAATGCGCTCGGTGGGTTCTGCGGTCTGCCAGCCATGGGGAATGACGGCAGCCCGGTTGAGGTTGGACGTGGGAGACACGTCAGGAGATTGGTCGGGGCGGGAGGACTTGAACCTCCGGCATCCGGCTCCCAAAGCCGGCGCGCTACCAGGCTGCGCCACGCCCCGAAATCATATGGACACCTCTCGGGCCCTCTCCCCAGGCGGGGCGGGATGGGTCAGTCCCCGCCCCTACCCGGAACCGTTATGGAGGGCGCGCCAGGCTGGCAGGGCCTGGGGCGAGAGCCCGAGTTTCGAGCTTGGAGAGGATGGCTGGCCGGGCTTGATACCGGCTCCGGTCTTGCAGGACCTGACGGCTTGTCAGGGTATCCACCGGGGCTTGTCGCCTGCTGTGTTCGGGCCGCGTGTCCATCCACGCCGCAGCCATCCTCTCCAAGCTCGACATTCAAAGAACTGTTGATTCCAGCCTTCCCCGCCCCGTTCGTTTCCTGGTCCGCCCATCGCGTGACGTTCAGTCGGCCTACGGCCCGAAACGCCTTGCTGATTGGTCCGTCTGGTCGCGTCCGGTTTGGTTCCGGCCCGCCATTCTTCCCCTTCATCCTTGGCCCCGGGCCATCTGGCCGCGGTGCGGTTGGGTTCGTGGGTGGCGTTGTTGAGGAGAATTTAGCGTAAACAATAAATATGGTCAACAAGATTTCTGTTTACACTAAATAAAAGACCAAAAAAAAGCCCCGCCAGGCAAAAGCCAAGCAGGGTGGGGAAACAAAAGCCCCGCCGGGGGGGCGGGAGGAAGATTATGTTTTTTATTTTTCGATAGGCATGGCGCGTTTGGCCTGTTGAGCTGAATTAATCCCGTCGATAGCTTTAACTGCAAAAGTTTCAATTGCTTGCTGTGCCACCAAACGGGGGAGTTTTCCCTGCTTGGCTTGACTCAATAAATACTTTGGAAAATTATTTATTACATAATGCTGCATTAGCCAATCTCTAAATATTCCAAGGGCGGCACTTGGGTAAGCAAATGGATGTTGTGGGTTGCTTTTTGCTTGCGGATAATAATCCGGGTATTCATGATCATACCGTATTCTTTTCCCATAGTTAGAATCGCCGTCAATAGATTCCCAGTAGTCACTCCATGCCCTGCCTATAGATATATCTGGCACGACTTTGTCACTAATAAAAATATTTGCTCTTATCATAGGCACAATAATTATTGCAGCTTCATTAAACACCCCGAAATATCCCACTGGAACAGAAGAATGTAATAAATCGATTCTATCATGAAAATGTTTCCAGCTATCTAAAGCTCTCTGTTCAGGGCTGTATCCAACGGCCCTATAAATAAAACTCCTAAATGTTACTCTGGCTAGAGCACGAAAAGCATTGATAGCTTCCGGCCGCTTGTCTGGAGCCAAGAAGGCATAGTATTCTAATATTGCAAGACAAACTGGCTCTGTATAAGCTTTTATTTCAGAACCATTCAATTCAGATCTTAAAAATAAACTTTTTTCTGTGTACACAGAATCTTTTAGAAGTTCCGCTATCTGAGCTTCTCTTGGCCTTAACTTCTCATCTTCCCAATTTAACGCTATTTGGTATAGCATTTTTCTATGGATTCCACACATCCTCGCCAGCCCGCTTTCTGTGAGATATGGGATTCCATTCTCAAGCACCCCCATTTCCACACCGTCATATTCGACTTGTTTTTCGACATGAAATAAGCCAAGTTGGATCTGCTGGGGTGCGCCCTTTTGGTCTTCTTTCATGAATAACTCCTTTGTTTCTTTGGATATAACCATGCGCTCTCGGAGTCATTTCTCCATATACAGTCACAGCAGCCCGTTATCCAACAAAATGTAAATAATCATGGGCAAACCATAGGTTTTCCTGTGGGCGATTGACTTTTCATACTCTGGCCATTTCCCTGTTTTTCAAGAAAGGCAAAAGTAGAATAAGTGGCCGAATAAAAACATACGACAGACCATACCCATATTATACAAACAATACTCATCAAAACAATTCCTAATTTAAATGATCTCTTTTTTTTGCTACTCTTTTTTTTCATTACACGCTTCAAATACCGCAATGAAAAAATATGCCTGCTTACAAAATCAATGTTTTTTAAATGACCATCTAACACAGCTGGATTTTGCATATAAACAGTAGCTTCAATAATTTGTGTTACAAACGACATCCCAGCGCACACAATCGCCAACAAGGCACCTAAAGCATAGGATCGTAACAGTTCAAAACCATTTTCTCCAAAACTTTTTAAGTTATACAAAACAGCTACCCCAGCCGCTCCGTTCAAAATGAGAATTGAATTTATTGCTATCTTAGCGAAATCGACAGCAGCAGTACAATAAATAAGTATAATATCATGATATGTTTCATAGTTAGATATCTTCAGTTTTTTCCGAAGATCAGCAGATTTACATTCACAACACTTACAAGGATGCTCTGGCATATGAATATGCACCTAACCAGCAATATGCTGTAAAATTTTCAATTTTATTCAACAATATTTGTCAGCCGTGCCCAAAAAATTACACGCACCGAAAAAAGATTAAAGCTCTTTCCCAGCCCATAATACACGACCTATCACCTTAAACCCATCTTCATCGCCTTCCTTTACTTCAACATCAAGATACGCTCTATCACGATTGTCACCCCGGAACAGTAGGCAACCAACCCCTTTACGGTAGCGTTTTACATATATTTCCTCACCCTTTCGGATGACATAAACGCGTCCGTCCTGTAACTCTTCCCCTTGGCAGCCCTCATCCACCAGAACAATATCCCCGTCCTCAATGGTGGGACTCATGGAATCCCCGGCCACGGTCATCACCCGCAACCGTTCAGGGCTTGTGGAGGTCTTATGCCTGATCCATTCCCGGCGGAAGGCAAGGCACCCCTCGGTCTCACCGCTCGTCTCCAGGCTGCCGCCACCGGCCGCCGGCTTGGCCAGGGCGCGGGGAATAAAGGCATATTCTAAAAGATCATCCTTCCCGCCCGGGAAAATTATTTTTGCCCCCACGCCATGAAGCCAAGCTAAAAATGTATCCGTTTTTGGGACGCTTTTTTCACCTAGCGTACTATAAAATTTAGTTTTTTCACTGGCTGTCAACTTCAGTGAATCAGCCAGTTGATTGGCTGATTTATACGTTTTCCCTACCCCGTAGAGGGATTTCAGCGCCTTCAATGCTTCCGGGTACTTCATCGTGACCATTTAGCTCTCCCGCTAAGCAAAGTCACTCCCTGTTTAGTTTAAATTTATTGCCAAGATTTAGAGAAAAGGCTAAACATGACCTCATGAACAGGAACGAACGATTGCGCCACCACTTGGACGTCACCGGAGAGACTCTTCAGCAGCTTCAAGCGCGCTCTGGCGTGCATTTTGTCACTCTGTCCAAAATAAAGAACGGTGCGGATTGCCGGATGTCCACGTGGGACAAGATCGAGAAATGCCTACTTGGCGATGACGAATCCGGCCACCCCCTCCCGTCAGCGCCCACCCAGCCCCACCCCGACGAGGCCGCGTGATGCTGTTTCCCCAAGGAGTGCTGTAATGGAATCATTATCTTTTTTCATCGGGTCAATCATGGGCGCGATTATTTTTTACGCCGGTTTCTATGTTGGCATGCATTCCAAGGAGTAACCGAATGTCACGGTATCGCCCTCCTCGGCGCCTCCCCTGGTACGCCCGTGTCCCGGCCGCCCGCTGGCGCTGGCAACACGGGATCGTCTGCCCGCGCACCAGGGATACCTTTTACGGCTTGCAGAAGCGGCGCAATGCCGAGCGGAAAGCGGCAAGGCTCGCGGCCGAAAATAAGCACCCAGACACCGTTGTTTTGCCCAAGCGCGCACCGAAAAAACGTTTCGACATCGAAGGCATTGCCATGGGTTTCGTTATGTTTGGCATGGGATGCATGTGCCTCGCGCTTGTTATTCTTTTGGTCCTCGATGCCCTGGCAAAGACTGATCTCGTTCCATGTCTTCGTACTGTCTTCGAGCATCCTTGAGGCAATGCATGCCAATCCCAACATCACACTTCCCCGCCAAAACGATAATGGCAGATGTCATGCGTATCATGACCTCTTTTACTTCGGCTTGCCATTTTTCGCTTTCAATCTGCATCTGTTTGGTTTGCCTCCATGTCGTGTAGGCAAAAATGGCAATGACAACAGTGGAAAACGCCGTAATCCAGCTTGGCAAATCCATTTCGTCTCTCCTCTCAGTTTGGGTTTGGGTCGCGCCGATTCAATACCGAGAGGGATGATAAAAATAAAGGACTCGATATAATGATTGTATCATGGAATACAAATAACGATCAGGCCAATATCCGCTGTGTGATGTGGGCGCTCCCCCTGCCCCCTCTTCCCGCCCGGTCCCGTCGCTTGGATCGTCTGGCCCCGGCCCTACACCTTGCGCGTCGTCGCACGACGGCATGCATATGCAGCACGTGGTCAGGCATTGCCATAGGTGGCGGGGACCTCGCATTGCGACCAAGGCAACGCCCGAATGGCCTGCTGCAGCGAGGGCAACGATGTGGCCTCTACCCCGAGGCAGGACCTCTCTCCCGTTTCGGTGACATATCGCAACAGCACCAGCCCTTGATTTTCATCAAATACGGGCTCCAAAAATTCCGAAACGACGATCCCTCGCGTCATGAAGACGCCTCCTGCTGCGTTTCGACGCGGCGAAGATTGACGAGCACATTTTTCAGTGATGGTATCGCCGATACGGAGAAACGCAGGCTAACAAAGCCTTTTGGAGTTTTGGCCTGTAAAAATACTTCGCGTCCGTTGTCGGCAATCAGTTCATCAAATTGTACGATGTGAATCTCGTCCATATTTACCTCAGGAGGCTGTCATGGGTTGGTTAAAAAATCTATTCGGCACAAAAAATAAAAATCAATTCTCAAATTTTAATATCGATGAATTGTCAGACAGTGACTACAACGCTCTTAATGAGCATATGCTTGTTGCATTTCGTAAAAAAACACGGGGCGTTGTAAAATATGTATCTGTCAGCTTTGCCCTACTCCCTTTTGTCATCGACAGAGTCATCAAGCTCAGCAACGTCACTGGCGAAAGTCGATCAAAGATAGTCAGGGCAGCACTCAATTACGCACTGCAACACTTTGAAGACCATCCTGAATTGATATCTATGTTCGATAAGGACCCTGAATAATCAAATACAATTTCTGACTATCAAAGAACGAAAAATCAAGCGCTTATAGGGATTGATTGTGAACCAAAGCATCACCTGCCCCCACGGACGCGGCGAAACCAACCGGAACCAATGCCTGGACCGAATCTCCTGCCTGCTGCCGTATCTCGTGTGCCTGCGCTGCCCGGTGCCCGTAGCGTTGATCGCCGGCAACAGCCGCGACAACTTCAATCGGCATATCGCGGCTCGGCTCAGGGCACGCATCTCCTGCCCATGGACGCCACCGGAGAAGGCAGCCTTGGCCGCCATCGAATGCGCCCGACAGGCAGCAACGAAGGTGGGCCTCCCCTGTTCAACGTATCAGTTTTACAAGGTCATGCAGCGTATCGGCGCACCAGCTCTCTCGCCGGGACGTCGTGTCAACATCATCAGGAAGGCGGGATTCGTAGTCGCGCGGGATGGGGGAGGAATTGAACGCGTGATGAGGGTAAGAAACGGAGAGGTTGCAGCGTGACAGACAATTCTTACATGACGCCGCCGTATCAACCGTATTGGCGAGCCTGGTTGCGCTCCATGGGACTCGATGACGCCGCGCCCCATTTGTGGTCAAACCGCGAGCCCTGGCGTTTTATCCTTTGGATCAACGAACAGTGGCGTCAGTTCCGCGTGATTTCTGGATTTCGAACGATGCACGAACTGGAGATGAGTCCTGGTTACCAGACACGTTTCCAAGATTGGTTGGATCAAACCTTCCCCGACGGGCAACTTTTGCAGGGAGCTGCGTAGATGCTCTACCCCATTTTGAATGACAGAATCAGTCTGGAAGGGCCTAGGCGGGGAATGGTGGTGTCAAAATCCTTCGGGCATATGGACAACCATGCTGTCGATGAGGTGTTCGGCATCCTCAAGCCTGCCTTCTTGCACGAGCTTCAGGGCCTGTTCGGCAACGGGCTTATTGGCCATTACGTCTGCGACACAAACACGCTTAGATTCTTTCATGAGATAATCATGATCGTTACCTATTTTTTTAATTTCATAAATTTGCTGATCCATTTTTCCCGTCATCATATTTTTATTCAATTCACGCAGCCTCTCTGGTGCTTCACGAAGTTCATTCATGATTTTATTGCATGCATCAATTACATTGTTGGTCCTTATGGATGCATCTTTGAGCTTGGTAAGAATACGAATAGATTCCACTCGTTGTCTTTCTGCATGTCTTTTCCAGAAAAATCTTCCACTAAATCCCGCGATTATAACGATAATTGCAACAATAAGAATAACTTCCAACCGGCTCATAAACGCCACCTTGCAAAAAGGTTATCCAAAAGTCTGTATTTCGGATCGGACCGGTTGACAAGCCCCTCCATTTTGGGCGGTCGGGCGGACTGCCTCGTGGACCTCGCTGGCATGGATCGGGAGACGTTTTCGATGAGCTCCACGCCCGTGTGGATGGCTCCGGTGGTCGCAGCGCTGGCGGTGGAGACCATGGAGGCGGGGGCATGATCGACCTCAACTCCACCTCCGCCCTGGGCGACCGCATCAACGACCGCATCGATGCCGTCATGGCGGCGGCCCGGGACGCCGAGACACCCCGGGACTACCTCGGGGCCTCCATCCTCGGTGACGCCTGCGAGCGGGCCATCCAGTACCGGCACCTGCAGGTGGCGCCGGACCTAGGCAAAGGCTTCCCGCCGCGCGTGCTGCGCTGCTTCGACCGAGGTCGGTGGGCCGAGGACTACGCGATCGCGCTCCTCAAGCGTTCCGGTTTCGTCTTGCTCGAGCACGATCCGGACACGGGGGAGCAATGGGCGTTCGAGACCATGGACGGCCGGGTGAAGGGGCACGCCGATGGCGTGCTGGTCATGTGGCGCGGCGAGGGGCCGGCGCTCATCCCGCTGCCGGCGGCCTGGGAATGCAAGTGCCTCAACAACAAGTCCTGGTCCAAGTGCAAGCGCGACAAGCTCCGCGTCGCCCATCCCCGTTATTTCGGCCAGATGCAGCTTTACATGGGCGAGATGCGGTTGCCCCAGGGCCTATTCACTGCCTTGAACGCCGACACCATGGAGCTCCATCACGAGCTCGTGGCCTACGAGGCCCAGGCGCATCAGGCGTTGCAGGACCGGGCGCAGCGCATCCTCAACGCCTGCGATATGGGCGAGATGCTGCCGCGCGGGCTGGCCGATCCGTCCCGATTCGAGTGCAAATACTGCGATTGGGCGGAGAGGTGTTGGGCATGAGCAACTTTCCGCCTCTGCGAGTAGGCTCCGCCTGTTTCGGTATTGGCGGGCTGGACCTGGGCTTAGCCTGGGCCGGTATGGCCACGGTTTGGCTCATTGAAAGAAACTCCAAACGGCGCGCCTGGGCTCGCCACAATTTCCCGGAGGCCAGGCAGTATGACGACATGCGCCGGCTTGATGCCGAAGGCTATGCCAGCCTCAACCCAGTTGACCTTGTTTGCGGCGGCATCCCCTGCCAACCGGCCAGTCTCTCCGGGAAGCGAAAAGGCCCGGAGGATGACCGCTGGCTCTGGCCGGAAGCTGTGCGGCTCATGGCTGCCCTCAGGCCCACTTGGGGATTGTTTGAGAACCCTGTTGGGTTCGTCACGTTGGGGCTCGACGGAGTGCTTTCTGGCCTGGAAGGCCTCGGCTACGCCGTCTGGCCGGTCATTATTCCGGCTTGCGCCGTCGATGCCCCGCACCGCCGAGACCGTGTGTTCATTCTGGCCCACACCGACTGCATCAATGATGACCGAGGGAGACATGGTTCAAGCGATGTTTGCGGGGACGGACCTTCGTCGTCCGCCATATCAATCAGCGGCACTGTGGGCGACCCCAACCGCCAGGGACTACCGCTACCCAAACAGCCAGGAGAGCCAGGAGAGACGAAATACGGACAGAGCCAGGGGGCAACAACTCGTCAACCAGGTGGCGCATGGGGCGACGCCGAGTGGCTCACCGGAGCGGACGGCAAAGCCCGCCGGGTTAAGCCCGGAGTTCGTTTGCTGGCTCATGGGGTTCCCGAACGGGTGGCTCAAATAAGCGGATTCGGCGATGCGGTGGTGCCCTATGTAGCCTACGAGATCGGCTGCGCCATCATGGCCGCTCATTTTGGGGTTGCCGAATGACCGACGACACGGAGACATCCCGGATGGGCCAACCACGCCGGCGCGTCATCGACCTGAACCAGTACGCGCGTCAGGACGATCCGTTGCCACAGCAGGCGCGCCCGCAGCCCGTGAGTGCCGCTGTCGAGGCGTTCCGGGATGCCATGGCCGCCACCGGGCTGGGACGGCCGGAGATCGTGCCTGACGGGGCCCTGCACCGGTTTGATCTTCCCGATGAAGCGCGGGGAAAGAAATCCGGCTGGTACAAGTTCCACCCGGACGGGACCCCAGCCGGAGCATTTGGTTCTTGGAAGCACGAGATATCCGAGAGGTGGTGTTCCAAGGCCAACTACGAGATGAGCCGCGAAGAGATCGCGGCCGTCAACGATTTCTATCGCCGGGCCCGGGAAGAGGCCGAGGCCGAGCGGAAGCGCTTGGCCAATTCAGCGGCGACCCGGGCGGCAAAAATTTTCGAGGCGGCCGCCGAGGCCACGGAACACCCCTACCTTGCGAGGAAAGGGGTCGCGGCCTTCGGTGTCCGTGTCGATCAACGCGGTGAGCTGCTCATCCCCATGTACAATAGCCGCGGCGAAGTGCGCGGGGTGCAGCGTATCATGCCTGACGGTGAGAAGCGGTTCCTGTCTGGCCAGGCCAACCCGGGTCTTATCCACGTCATCACGTCATCGTCGCCTGATGCGTCCAGGACGGTGTACGTGTGCGAGGGCTACGCGACCGGGGCCAGCCTCCACATGGCAACCGGCGAAACCGTCGTTATCGCCTTCAACGCCAAAAATCTCGAGCCGGCCGGTATGGTCGCAAAGGAGGTGTTCCCCGCAGCGAAAATCATCTTCGCCGCCGACAACGACCGATGGACACAGGTCAATGGTGTCCCCAAAAACGTCGGGATAGAAGCAGCGCGGAAAGCCGCCAGCACCGTCGGTGCGTCCGTGGTCTGGCCGGAATTCCATGATCTCTCCAGTCACCCAAAGGATTTTAACGACTTATACGCCCTGGAAGGGCCGGATGCGGTCCGGACACAGGCCAAGGGGTATGGCGTCAGAATCCGTGACTGGAGCATGGCCAGACTGTCGGGGCAAAAAGCCCCGGTCCGGCAATGGCTCGTCCAAGACGTCCTTCCGCTGGAATCGGCCATGATCCTCGCCGCTCCAGGCGGCACGGGCAAAGGGATACTGACCCTCAACCTGGCTATGCATGTAGCTCGTGGGCCGCAACCGGGTATCGACTTCAATCCCTCATCGCTCTTCTTCGGTCATCAACTCATGGCCCACGGTCCAGTGGTCATGCTGGTGGCCGAGGACGACAAGGACGAAGTCCATCGCCGAATGGAAAGCCTTGGCGGAGAATTCCCGGAGAACTTGTACGTGATCTGCTTACCGGATCTCGATAAACCGGCGGCACTCTTTACGTCCGAAAGAGGGTCTCTCCGAACAACTGCATTTTGGGAGGAGATAGCCGAGCAGATAAAGGCAATCAGGCCCGTCTTCGTCGTTATCGACCCCATCTCTTGCTTTGTCCTGGCTGATCTCAATGACCGCAACGTGGGTGCTTTCGTCATGGGCACCTTTACTTGCCTTGCAAAGCAATGCGGGGCTCTGGTGCTCGGCGTTCATCACATGAACAAGCTTCGCGACAAGATCAAGAATCTCGACGATGCCAGAAACGCCATCGCGGGCAGCGCCGGATTCGTCGATCACGGCCGCGGAGCCTATGTCCTCTGGCCCGAAGATGAACAAAAATCTAAAACACTCTGCAAACACATGGGGATAGAGTATTCCCGGGGATGTGTTGTTCGTGGTGGTTTGCCCAAGGCTAACTTCCCCTGTGACGCAGAAGAAAAAGTCTTCATCAAAAATAATGTCGGACTTCTCGTGGGAATGGACGGTGAAGCCCAACGCATCAAGCGCCTCGAAGAAGAGCGCCTCATGGATCTTCTGGCGGAAGCCATTGCCAGCGCCGCCGCTCAAGGCCATCCGTTCCAACATACCGGGAAGCAGGGCCTCTTTGAAAAACGTGAACGGCTACCCAAGAGCCTCCGCGAACTCGGGAAGAACGCCCTCGACCGCCTCGGGAGACGTTTGCTCGACGCGAAGCGAATCGACAAATACCGCCCGGCCAAGGGTGGATCGGTTGAGCAGTGGCTCGACGTGCCCGGTGGTCCATTTGCCCTTGGTGTCGGCATCCTTGAGCTCGGGGAGTTTGAAAATGTATCTGAATCGTAGCACGAAAAGCGTTCCCAGCGGCACCGACTTGCATTTTGGGAACGCCGGGAACGGTCGCCAAAATCCAGGTTTTATGCGGGCTAGCGGTTACCGGGCGATGGCCCCCCTATAAGAGCATTCTTATGCTCTTTAGGGGGGGGCCAGGCGGGGGTGATTTTTGGGAATGGGAAAAGAAAAGCGAACTTTTGAGGTATGAAATTGAAATACAAAAACGCATATCCCAAGCAGGCTGAGGACCAGGCAGAAAAAATTCTCGACTTGCTCTCCATGGCCGTCGGGTTTCGGTGCTCGTTTGCCCGTGGCTGGAATTGGCAGGTCGTGCACGAAATCGGACAGACCGGCCAGGCCGAAAAATTTTTCCAATGGTATTGCTGCAACCGTCCCGAGAGCCAGTGGCACAAAAATATCTTGGACGCTGCGCATGCGTTCCTTTTGGCGTGGCGAGAATGGGAAACCCTCGGTGAACCCAAGCCATATCCCGGGTGGGAAGACGAATGATCCGCCTGAACCTCCCCTGGCCGCCAAGCACGAATAAAACGTGGCGTCGGTCACGAAGTCACATGCACTTGTCCAACAAATCGACGACGTATCGTCTAGCTGTTCGTTCTCTTGTGCTTGGGGCAAAGCTCTCTTCTATCCCTCTCCATGGACAGCTGGAGGTCAGCGTCACGCTGTATCCTCCGGACAAACGCCGGAGGGATGAAGACAACTTCGCGGGCAAGGCTCTGTTCGACGCCTTGACCCATGCAGGTGTGTGGGGAGACGATTCGCAGATACGAGCCAAACACGTGTACTGGGGCGACATCGTCAAAGGCGGTTACGTTTCTGTAGAAATACAACCACTTCAATAATTTTAAAAACATGGAGGACTCCATGGAAGACTCTCTGAAAGCAGCCTTGGAAATCGTGAAGGCCCAAGCCTCGGTCCGCAATATGACCGACGAGGAAGTCATTTCGATGCTCAAAAATGTGGCGGCCGGCATCCAAGTGGCCGCAGATGCCTCCCAGGTTAGCTACAGCGAGGGCGGAAGCGATTCCCCCGCTGTCGACCCGGCCAAGGCAATCAAGGATCGCTCCATCACCTGCCTCGAGTGCGGAAAGACTTTTAAGGTGCTCACCAAGAAGCATCTCACGGCGCACGGCCTCACGCCCGACGAGTACCGCGAGAAATACGGCTACAAGAAGGGCGCGCCCCTGTGCGCCAAGGGCCTGCAACGCGAACGGCGCAAGAAGATGAAGGAAATGCGGCTGTGGGAGAGGCGGAAAAAAGCTGAATAATCCCCAGAAGAACTTTAAGAGGCCCGGCCGACGCTGGACCGGGCAGGGAAGGATAAAATGCGGCAACATGACCTGCACGCAGCAATAGCTGAGCGTATCGGACCAGAACTGGCTACAGCAGCTGTTGACGCCATCATTGCCAATTGGGGGGGAGGATCACAAATGATCCCCAATGGGAGCAAAACGGCCATCATAAATAGAAACCAAGAAATTCGCAGACTTACTTCAGATGGAATCGACCATGAATCCATCGCCAAACGATTCGGTCTCTCCGTGAGGCATGTACAGCGCATCATTGGCAACTAATTTCGCACACAGGACATAACCCCACAAGTCTTTGACCAAAAATTCCTCCATGCTGGAGACATGGAGCGCGAACCAAAACCCATCCTCGAAGACGGCACCCTGATTTTTTCGAATCCAACCTCGATTCGTCTTTGTCGCGCCTGCGCCACCACCAGTCGATTCAACGTCCCGGCTGACAAGCCTTGGGAATGCCCATTCTGCCACTGCCGGGAGTTCATCCCGCTCCAGTATTCCTCCGCTGACGACCTCAACCTCCCCGAGCCTCTTCGACGTTTTTGGGACGCTTTGACCAAGCAAACGGCGCGGGACGCCCTTGCCCTGGAAGAGGCTAAACAGGCCGAAAAATCTCGACGTTCGGCAGGGTTTCCCGAGCCGCCATATGGTTTCACTACGGCTAAGGCCGGGTAAGACCTGGCGAAAATAATTTTATCGCTGACGAGGTGGAAGTCATGAGTTTCGAGCAGGCCGACAAGTTCCGGATGCGCTGGGAAGGTGGTCTCTCCGACGATGCGGCCGATCCGGGTGGCATCACGAACTACGGCGTCTCATTGCGTTTTTTGCGGTCGCTCGGACACGACGTGGACGGCGATGGCGACATCGATGCCGACGATATCCGATGCCTCACCCCCGCGGGTGCGGCCCTGATCCTGCGCCAGGAATTTTGGACCTGCCAGGATCTGGATTCCTTCCCCCCGCTGCTCGCCATTGCCCACTATGATGCTTCGGTCAACTGCGGCCGCGGCCGTGCCGTGCGATGCTTGCAGGCGGCCTGCAACGCCTTCGACGGTCCAAAAATCGACGAGGACGGCCGGCTTGGGCCAAAGACACGGTCCCGCATTGCTGATTCCGGCCTCAATGACGAGCTCCTTGCGTTGCGGGTCATTCAAGAGCGGCAGGCGTTCTACAAGCGTCTGGTGTCGGAGACTCCAAAGTTCTCCAAATTCATCGACGGGTGGATGAATCGCACCAATAGCCTCATCAAGTATTTGCAGGAGATTCCCCATGGGCAAGAGGCTTCTGTCCTTGGCCAGCCAGTTCCTGGAGGGGATGCGACACAAGATCAACCCAGTACACCTGTACTGCCGACTGATGGACTGCGGGATGAGCCAGCCGAGAGCCCTGCGGTGGTCCAGACGGTGGGAAGCCCTGTACAAGCGCCTGGGGTTCTGACCATCAGTGGCATTCGTCTCAGCAAAAAGTTGTGTGTGACCGCCTTGGGTGCGCTCGTCATTGTGGGAAATTCCGTAATCCTGCGTTTTTTCAACGTCGGACTGAACGATTTACAAATCCAGAAACTCGGCGATCTTCTTACCTGGTACATCGGAGTTCAAGGCGGGTTTGATATCGCCAAGCCGTTTTTCGAGTCATTTTTTACGCAGGGAGGCCGCCGTGCGTAAACCCACAATCCCCGCCGTGATCGTGCTTCTCCTGTTCCTGGCCTTCCTTCCGGCTTGTGCCAACCTGTCCACCGAGGGCGGCGCCTCCCCCACCCTCGGGCCGGACAGGCCTTCGGCATCGAACACGGCCACGTCCAGCCCCTCCACACTCCCGGAGCGCATCCGGTGCGGCATTGCTTGGCTTTGGGCGAGCTACACGCGGCTCAAGACCGCTGGATCGCTCCCTGGGCTCGATGACCTGCGCGTGGACATCGTGGACCTGGAGTCCGTGGCCAGCCGGGGCGACTTGCTGGCCGCTCTCGACCTCTACGCTCGGGCCCGGGCTCGCGTGACCAAGATTGCGGAGGGCATGTAGCCATGGTGATGCCCGATATCCCCGTCAGGCCCTACCTCTACGGCGGGCGGGAGCTGTGCGTCACCGGCGCCTGCCTGCTCACTGCGTCTTCGGACTGGCTTGGTCGGGCCATCCGTTTTTTCGAGGGCGACGCCGCTTGGTGCAGCCATGCGGCGCCCGTGGTCCGGTTCCCGGTCGACATGGTTGGCTCCGAGCGCGTGACGCTCATCGAGGCCCTGGAACATGGCCTGACGCCGACCTACCTCAGCCACTACTTCGGCGACGACTTCGACGGCCGGCTGTTCTTGTTCACGCCCTGGGCCCTCACGCTGGAGATTCAGACCAAATTTCGCGCGTGGATGCTCGACAAGATGTTCAGCCAGACCGGGTACGATTACGGCTCTCTCGCCAGCCAGGTTGCCGGGCATGCCCAGGAGGACGACGCGCTCCTTTTTTGTTCCGAGGCATGGGGCATGGCCGCTGAGGCCGCCGGCCTGCCGCGGCTCCCCGACGCTCCCCAGGGCCTGGCGCCACAACCACCCGACATCCCCCGGTGGTGGGCTGGCAAGGTGGTGGAGCTTATCGGGCCGTTCAAGCCGCAGGAGGCGGCATGAACGATGTGGAAATTACACGTCTCGCCGAAGCCATAGCGGCCAAGATCAGTGAGGGGAAATGCGGCCAAGCGGCGTGTTGCGCAAAATGTCCCATCACCCCGGAAGAGCACGCCGAGCAGCACCGGGCGATGAAGGGGGCGCTTAAAATGCGCTCCATCGTGGTGGTCAAAATCTTGGAGTGGGGCGCCATTGCCCTCGTCGGGTGGTTCGTCATGCGGATGGGATGGGTCAACGCTCCAAAGCCGTAGTGGGAGAATTGTATGAACGGATACCTCATCTATGATTTTGACCTTGAGTTGCTCAAGGAATTGAACCCAGGCCTCACCGAAAATGAAATCATCAGCATGGTCTGTTACTGGCCAGTTGTGAGCGAATTGGTGCATTAATGCCTCAGAAGAATCAGCGCAGCATACCACGGGCAGAGAGACTCAATGTTCGAGAGGCCTCTTTCGTCCGTGAATACCTTGTCGACTTGTGCGGCAAGGCTGCCGCAATCCGCGCAGGGTACAGCCCCAAACCCGCCGAAGTTACGGCGTCGAAGATGCTGGCCAAGCCCCGGATTCAGGCGGCCATCGCCAAGGCCATGGAGAATCGTGCGAAGCGGACAGAGAAGTCGGCCGATGATGTGGTCCGCGAGCTCAACCGTATGGCGTTCACCGACATCCGGGATTTCGTCGAATGGGGTGAAGACGGTCGCCCCAAAGCGAAGGCATCCTCTGCCTTGACCAAAGACCAAGCTGCGGCCGTCCAGAAGATCAAGTTCACCAAGAATGCCCAGGGAGAATCCCTGGTGATCGAGCTCGTGGACAAGAAGGGCACCCTGGAACTGCTCGGCCGGCATCATGGAATCTTTGACGACAAGCTCACCGTCGGCGGTATCACGTTCGTTTCCGCCGTTCCGGAACCAGACCCGCTTCCGGAGGGCATTTAGTGTCTCTTCCCCCAACCGCCGATTATCGGCCTCTTCCCAAGCAGATGATGGCCCATCGCAGCCCGGCCAACGAACTGCTTTATGGAGGCGCGGCCGGTCCGGGGAAGTCTCACTTTTTGCGTATGGAGGCCCTGCATTGGTGCATGCGCATACCTGGCCTGCAGGCCTACTTGTTTCGGCGCACGTTTCCGGAGCTTGAGAAGAACCACATCCTGGTATCGCAAGCGCAATTCCCAAAGAGCGTTGGCGTCTACAAGCAGCAGGCCAAGCGGTGGGATTTCAACAACGGAAGCCGATTGTTCTTCGCCTCGTGCCAGTACGAAAATGACGTTTTTCAGTACCAGGGAGCAGAAATCCATTTGCTCCTGCTTGATGAGCTGACGACGTTCACGGAGTTCCAGTACGATTATCTTCGTGGGCGTCTCCGTTGCGCCTTGGATATCCCCCCCGCCTACCGCCACAAGATCCCGGGCATCGTGGCCGCTACCAACCCGGGTGGTGTCGGGCATGCCTTCGTCAAGTCTCGTTGGGTGGATTTCGCGCCACCAATGACGCTCAAGCGCGCCCCAAATGACCAGGGTGGCATGGTGCGCGTCTACATCCCGGGTTTGCTCGAGGATAACCCGCTCCTCATGCTTCGGGACCCAAACTATGCCAAGCGCCTGGACGCGCTGCCCGAGCCGTATCGTTCCGCCTATCGAGACGGCGACTGGAACATTTTCCTGGGCCAAGCCTTCGAATTTCACCGGGACAAGCACGTCATCCCGGCCATGCCTATCCCTGTCGGTGTGCCGCTCTACATGACCTTCGACTGGGGCTACGGTGCTCCCTTTTCTCTGGGATGGTGGTGGGAGGATGCTGACGGCCGCTTGATCCGTTGCGCGGAATGGTACGGATTCAACGGAACGCCTGGACAGGGCCTGCGCTTGACGGACCCGGAAATCGCGGCCGGCATCCTTGAGCGCGAGGAGCGCATGGGCATCAAGGGCCGGCCCATCACCCGCCTGGCCGGCCCGGACTGTTTTTCGAAAAAGCCCGACTACCGCGGTGGCGGTCAGGGCCCGAGTACGGCCGAGGTCTTTGCCGGGAAAGGGGTCGTCTTAGTTCCTGGCGATCCAACCCGGGCCACGAAAATCAGGCGTTTTCGGGAAAGATTGGACGTCCCGGAGGAAGGCATGCGCCCCATGCTCCAGGTCTACGACACCTGCGAGCAGTTCATCCGGACAATTCCACTCCTGCAGACGGACCGCCTCAACGTGGAGGACATCGATACCACGGGCGAGGACCACATTTACGATGAGGCGTGCCACATCTGCATGTTGCGGGCACCAAAAACCGATGGCCTGACGGCCGGGTTGAATCTCGCATGATGCGCGTCAAACGCCTCACCATCCCTGGCCGCGATGTCGGTCCGGCGAATCGGCATATCGATCGCATGGAGGGGACCACCACCCTGGCCGTCCCCTCCTCGACGGTTTGGCGCGAGCTGGCGACCGGCCGGGAGTACGGCGCCATCGTAGGCGGCCTGGCCTGGCCGTGCCATCCGCACGAAGGCGCGCTTGTGGTCCTGGGCCTGGAGTGGGATGGCCTGCGCCCGGTGGCCCATGTCCTGGCCGAGGTGGTCAACGACAACCTCTACAAGCTCCTGGAGCGCTATTTCGAGTTGTCCGAGGCGTGGGGGCTGCTCGATGATGACGACATCCGGTGGATCGGTTCCATCGAACACGAAATGTACGAGCCGGCCGTCGGTATCGTTCAAAGTCAGGGGCGCGAACTGCTCCTGGTAGATCTCGCCTACAAACAGCCTCCACGCTGGTTGGCCCATTGCAACGCTATCCTCGACGCGCTCAACGGCCAGGACAAACGCCTGTACCTGGATGACAGCGACAGTTTGCGCACCGACATCGGCACACTGCGCACGTTGTGGGATGGCCGCGTTACCCCGGAGTCCGAAAAATTGCCGCGGCTGGTCGCTCTAGGCTGTGCCCTGGAGGGGCTGGCGATCGTCACCCCTCCCCGTGGAGTCGTCACCGTTCCGGCCAGGATCGACCCCTGGGACGAAGCCCTAGGGCAAGAGGCCCTGCCTGATCCGGAGTCCCTGATTCCTACTCTTTCTCGATTCGATGCGGAGGTCTTATGACCATGATCTCGCTGCCCTTGTGGCAACTGCTGGCCATGGCCGGCGCGCTGGTGGCCCTGCTGTTTGGTGTGCTCAAGCTCGGCTGGCGGCTCGGCCGCGAGAGCCAGGGTAAGCCGGTCTGGATCGCCACAACCAAGCCCGAGCAGGCGGATGTGCTCCCAGCCGAAAGCCCGTGGGATCTGGCCGCAACGCTCCCCTCTGACAAGGAGACCGACCGATGATCCTCCGCTGTGAGATGTGCCTGACCAACATCGGGACATTCGACCCTGAGACCCTGGCGTTGCCCCTCCAGGGTGCCATGTTCGCGCCGCTGGGCCCCGGGTACATCCCCCCCTTCCCGGCTGAAGCCGGGTGGCTCGACCTCCTGTGCCCGATCTGCCGTCTGCGCGCCATGGGGTGGGACCTCGATTCTCATGACATGGTGCGGCCAAATCGGCTCCTGACGCCTGAGGGATATTTCGTCGTCGGCCAGGGTCTGGAGCATCCACCGGCGCCTCCCTACGTCCACAACTCGGAGGACCTGGCCAAGGAGTGGGAGGCGGCCGAGGCCGCGCGTGCGGCGGCCAGGGCACATCAGCGCGACGAGGCCGGTCCCGAGCCGACGCCTATTCCTTCCCACCTCCCAACGCATCAGCGCGGCATGCAAAAGAGACGGCGGTAGCCCATGGCCGACTATAGTTTCAATGTCCTGCCCCCGCGTGAGCAGCCGAAAGACGTAGGGCGGCGGGTCGCGCAAATTTTTCTCGATTGCCAAGCCGAGAAAGAACGGCTTGGGCTCCCTGCCCTCTGGAATCGCAACTACCGATTCGGCAAGGGGAAGCACTGGCAGCGCAAGCCGTCCCAGGTCGGCAATGTGCCGCTTTCCACGGCGGACTTATTGCATCTGCACCGGCAACGCACGGTGAACACCCTGACCGGGAACAACCCGACATTCAACGTGCATCGGTCCGGCCCGGAAGGTGACGACGAAACTTTTTCTGTTCTGGAGCGCTTAGCGGCCTACTGGTGGTGCGAGCAGAAGCAACAATCCATTTTCGAGCGCTCGGTCATAAACGGCGAGACCTACGGCGTGGCCATCGAGAAGGTCGTGTTCGACCCGGACCTGGAATACGGACTCGGCGAGGTCCAAACCATCGTCGTCGACCCTTACTATTTTGGCGTTTACCCCGTTGACACCAAAGACATCCAGGCTGCCCAGGCCGTTGTACACGTGGTTGCCATGGATATCCGTGAAGCTCGGCGCCGGTGGAAGGCACTGGCCAAACAAATCAAGCCCGACAACACGATTCTCTCCCAAGTCAACGACACGCGCCAGGAAGTCGCCTCGGGCCAGACTTCTGGATTTCTTGCCAGGTTCGCCAACGTCATCACGCCGTTGATCAATCTGGCCTCTCGCGGACAGGACGTAGACAACGACAAGTGCATGGTCATCGAGTGCTGGGCTAAAAATTACAGCATGGGAGACGACGGTCCACTCTACACGGGGAATATCCGCTGTGTTACGGTATGCAACGCTGGGTCCCTCGTGCTGGATGACAGGTCGAACCCGTCCATAAACCCCGCGATGTCGCGGGATGAGGCCATTAAAACCTACCTGGCAGACAAATTCCCTTTTTCTGTCGCCAACTCCATCACCGACACCGCGAGCATATGGGGTGACTGTGATTTCAACCATTTGATTCCCCTGCAAACGGAAATCAACAAATGCCTGTCGCAAATCACTTACATGAAGGATCAGGCGGCCAGGTCCAAGATCATCAACCCACGGGACTCGGGCGTCCCTGATTCGGCTTTCACAAACCGCCAGGGCATCATCAAGCCCACGTCCATGGCCACGGGCCAGGGCATTCGCTATTTGGATTTCCCGCTCAATACGCAGGACGTGCAACTTGTACTTCAAATGCACAAGGATTTCTTCCTGCAGGTCGGTGGGGTGTTTGACCTGGAACGGGCCGATACGCCCGGTCGAGACGTCATTGCTGCCAAGGCTATTGCCGCACTGATCGAGCAGACCAACATCATGTCAGCGGGTAAACTCCGCAACTACGGGCTGATGTTGACCGAACGCGGCCGCATGTTCATCAGCCACGTTCAGAACTGGTATACTGAAAAACGCTGGATCACCTTTTCCGATTCCAGTGGTCAAACACAGCTCGTGTCGATCAATGGCACGGCCATGCGTATCCCCGCCACGCTGACTGTGGTCAATGGCAGCACCATGCCCGTGTCCAAGATCCAACAGCGCGAGGAAGCCTTGGCCCTGTTCCGAGAAAATGCCATCGATCGGGAAGAGCTCCTCAAGCGCCTGGATTGGGACAATCCCCGCGAGGTCCTGGAGCGCATGAATGCCGGCCCTGTGGGGCAAGCTATCCAGAACCTGAAGACAGCCGGGATTCTGCCCCCGGGCGCCGCGGACCAAGCCATGAAGATCGGGACCATGGACCCGAAGGATGTGGCCAAAGCGATCCAGGCTGGCGAGATAAAACCCTTGCCTCCGGAGGGACAGCAACCACACGAGCCTGATCCTCAAGCACAGATGGAGCAGCAGGAGCAAGCCCTGACCCTCCAGAAGCTCCAGGCCGAGATTCGCAAGATCGCTGCCGAGTGCGAAGAAATTCTTGCCCGAGCCGAGGCGCATAAGGCCGAGGCCATGAAAACTGCCGCTGATGCGCAGGTCGCCGGGCAACGTGAGCAACGGGAGACGCTTCAAGCCGTAGGCGAAATCCACCGGAGCGCGGAGCAGCATCGGCACGACTTGGAGATGGACCGCCAAAAGATGATCCAGGATCGCGTTAAGGGGGTCAATGACGCTGCCCAGCAGCAACACGCGCCGCCTATGCCTGTGCAAGCCACGTCTCCCACAATTCCCGCGTCTCCCCAACCATATCCCATCACTCCTCCGACCGAATAAGGAGCAGCCCGTGCCGATGTACGATTTCACCTGTTCGCAGTGCGGGCAGGTATTCGAGGACTTGGCAAGCATTCAGGAAGATACGGTCATGTGCCCGCAATGTAAGGGTACCGCAAACCGCTCGCCGTTCCCCTTACTCCCGGTGCAGTCGGGCTACCGGGCGGATGCGCCGTGGATTGGCGACTGCACCACTCCGTTCTCGCGGGACAATCAAAATCCTGACGTTCGCGCCTATTTGGCCAACCCGGGGGACCGGGCGGCTCTCGGCCGGGCGCTCCAGGCCATGGGGCTTCGCCATCAAGACCACGGGGAACAGCGGTTGCGACCGGGACCGGTGAACATGGAGCCGATCCGCCGGGAATGCATCGAACGATACCGAGCCCGAAACGGCCGGGATTAACCAAGGAGGAGAACAATGCCCGATTTGATCGAAACGATGCCCAACCAGGGGGGCGGCCCGGCCACGCCTGAGGGCCCGGGTGCGACCACCCCGCAGGAAAGCGGCTCGCAAGGTACACCGGCGGAAGGCGACAAAACACAGCCGTCTCAAGGCCCCGACACGGTCACCCCCACAAGCGGAGAGCTCCAGGGGGACAAAACGACTGTTGCCCCCGATACGACCGCCGCGAAGCCGTCCACGCCTGTGCGTGATCCGGCGTTGGGCCTCCTGGAAAGCAAGCTCTCCATGATGGAAGGGCTGCTCGGGAAGTTGATGGATATGCGGCAAGCGCCGGCATCTGCTCCGGCGTCCACACCATCCCGTGATTTCGGCGCCGAGCTTGAGGCCTTGGGCCAGCAATTCCAGGCCGAAAAGATCAGCCAGCCTGATTATATGGCCAAGGCTTTCGCGATCATGCGCGAACAAGCCAAGGCCGAAGCTGCGATTGAGGGTGCCGCCGGCGCCAAGGGTACCCTTGAGGAGGTCAAGAGCCTCCTTGGACAGTCCGAGGCGAAACAGCGCCTGGATGCTTTCTATCAAAAGTACCCCGACGCCGTGGACTTCGAGAAAACTCCTGAATTCACCGCGTTGAAGCGTGAGAACGGAATGCATGACCCGTTCTCGGCGTTTTTCGCCCACAAGTGGCAACAGGCCGAAGCCGCCAAGGACCAAGCCGTCAAGGACGCCGTCGCCGCCAAGGAAGCGGAGATGGTCAAAAACTTCAAAGCCAAGGGGGCGGCGTCCGTTGTGGGCGCCCAGGGCGGAGGTGCGCCGAAAGACGCCGAGGAGGCCTACAAAGGCAAGCTCAAGAATGCCGGCAAATTCGGCGGCACCACCCGCGTGTTGGCGGAAAAACTCAGGGCCATGCGCTCTGGTTCGTAACAACCATCAATCCAGGAGGGTTTCGCCATGGCGCTGAGCCTGTCGGAAATCGAAGCCATCACGAACGATTATTTCTTCGCGGAGGATGGCCGGGCCGTGGACATCTACTTCAGGACGTCCTTTTTGTTGGACTACCTGATGAACCAGCAGAAAGGGATTTTTGAACGCCCCGCCGGCGGCGAAAAAATCCGTATCCCGCTCAAGTACTCGGGCGCCGAAGGCGGTTTCTTCGATCGTGCCGACGCGCTGTCGAGCGATGATCGCGAGAGCATCAATGCCGCCTTTTTCTTGTGGAAGTACGCCTACGGCAACGCCACGATCTATCTGCAGGACGAAATGAAAAACTCCGGCGAGGAAGCCGAAGTTAGCCTGGTCACCGAAAAAATCGAGACTGCCCAGCAGACCTGTTCCGACAAGCTGGCCAGGTCCATCTATGCCGCCGGCGGGGACAAGGGAAAAGCGCTGACGGGGCTGCAGTCCCTGACCATGGGCGCCACGGACGTGGAGTATGGCGGTATCGCCGAGGATGATCTCGTCGCCGCCGATGGGACCAAGCCCTGGACGGCCATCAATATCAATGACGCCGAGCTCATCTCGCTCGACACGCTGCGGACGATGCGCGCCAAGGGGAAAGTCCGCGATGGCGCGAACGGGCGTCCGAACGTCGCCACAATGCCCCAGAACATTTATGACAAGATCAACAGCATCCTGACGATCCAGCAGCGTTTTGTCTCCGACAAGGACACCGCCACAGCCGGATTCACGCACCTGGTTTTCGAGGACATGATTTTGGCCGCCGATGATTTTTGCCCGGCCGGTCAGCTTTATACCCTCAACACGGCCTTCATCGGTTTTGCCATTCACCAGAAGGGCTTTTTCGCGCGCCAGCCATGGGTTGATCTGTCCGGACCGGCCGGACGGTCCATGAAGATCCTTTGGAGCGGCAACCTCGTCTGCTCCAATCGCAAGGCCCATGTCTCCCACACCAACGTGAGCGTCAACTAAACCCAGAAGGGAATCACCATGTCCAATCCGCTGTTGATTGTCTTCCCCCAGGATATCCTGGAGACCAGTTCCACCCAGAAATCCGAATTGGGCACCCTGCGTGTCACCGCCGACGGCCGACGGTTCCGCTACGCCAAGGCCGGCGCCGCGGCGCTTTCGGCCGGCAAGCTCGGTATCGGCGTGGCCGGTATCGCCAACCATGTGGACCTCACCGGCGCGGTCTACCCCGTCGGCACCACGGCCCTTTCGGTGACCGTCGGTGCCACGGCCGTGGCCGCCAACGAATACAAGGACGGCATGCTGCAGATCAGCTCCGGGACCGGAGGTGGCCTGCAGTACCGCATCATGGACCATCTCGCCTGTGCCGCTTCCGGGACGCTTCTGCTGTCCCTGACCTCTCCGATCCGTGCGGCCCTGGACGCGACCTCGAAGCTCTGCCTGGTGCACAATCCCTGGTTCGGCGTGACCGAATCGGCCACGGCCGCCGGAAAAATTCCGGCCGGTATCGCCCCCTGCGATGTCCCGGCCGGCTACTTCTATTGGGCCCAGACCGGCGGCGAGTCGAATGTGCTCATCAACGGCACGCCCCCGGTGGGATCGTGGCTGATCGGCGGCGCCGTGGCCGGCTCGGTCACCGATTTCACCATTGATCCAACGGCGTCGAGCACCATCATCCCGAGTGCGCCGCTCGTTGGTTTCAAGGTCGGCGTTGTTGGCGATGACGCCGAATACGGCAGCGTTCGTCTGACTATCGACTAGGGGGTTTCCATGGCGTTCTCCTACAAGAAAACCGGCCATGATGTGACCAGCACCAATCGGATCGAGACAGGCACGTTTGCCAACGGCAGCGGTTCTACGGGTGGCAGCATCCCCGTAGCGCTTAAAAGTGCCAACTTCGTCAGTGTCACCCCATGCACTTCGGCTGCATTCTCCAACGGTGTCCTGACCATCGTGACCGCGGCCAACGCCTCGGGCTGGTGGGAAGTCCGGGGAGCGTAGCCGATGTCCGACGGAACGATCACCATCCCCCAGGCAATGGCTGAGGGCGTAAAAGACGCTCACGTCGAGACCTTGCATCAGCTCGCCGAGGAGGTCTTGGATACAATCAAGTGCCCCTCGACCGATGAGCCCAAAGTCGTTCGGTGGTTCAATCGCTGCCTGGGGGACATCATCGCCAAGTTGGCGCGCCGGCGCGTGTATCTGCCGTCCCTGGCCACGTCGGGCGAGGTGGAGACCGTGACCACCGCCGAGGCCGTAGCCCTCCCGGCTGACTGGCAGGCCAATCTCCATGGCGCGTGGGACGTCACCACGGGCCGGGCCATCAAGGTTCGGCCCTGGTCGGCCCTGCAGCGAGTGCGCGGCCCGGGAGCGCTGCAGCATGGGCAAATCGTTGGCGTGGCCGTCTACGCCCAGCAGCTTCGGTATTGGCGTGTTCCATCCGAGCCGCGCCGTATTATGCTTCAGTATCACCGGTTGCCGACGCCCCTTATGGGAGGCACGGACAAGCCCCTGGAGTTGCCTGCCGAGGTGGCCGCGTCTATGCTGATCGATTTCGCCTGCGCCGCCGGGTTTGCTCTGGACGAGCAGGAGCAGAACGACAGCAAGGTGAACACCGCTTACCATCAGAACCGCTACCTGGAAGCCCTGGAGACGCTGGCCGTGGACATCGGCCCATGGCCGGAGGAGGCCACGCCCATCACCGACGAAATGGGGTGGTGCCAGTGATCACCGTCCCCTTCCGCGCTTGCCTGGGGCTCAATACCAGATCCGATCCGAGCTCGCTTGCCTATGACCCTCAAACGAGTTCCTGGGAAGCGGCCCGCCTCCTCAACCTGGATGTGCTCGACGGTGGCCGACGCTGGCGCAATCGCCCCGGCTATTCGGTCGCGCTCCAGTTTCCAGCGCCCCCGCACTCGCCCCAGGTGGACGGTGACATCTGGTACGTGGCCGCCGGCGATACGCTCTACCGCGTGGCCGGAATGGTAAAGACCGCCTTCCTGACCGACCTGACCCCGGGGTTGCGCCTGGGCTGGTGTCGGTTGGGACAGTCGCTCTACTGGTCCAACGCTGCGCAGCAAGGCCGCATCACGGACGGACAGGCCAAGAGTTGGGGGGGCATCGCATTCTCCTCGGATGACCGGGAGAACGCCGAATACGCCACCGTGCCCGCCGGGAACGTGCTGGCGGCCGCAGCCGGGCGCATCTGGATCGGTGTCGGCAATGACGTGGTCTACACGGTCCCGGGCTATCCGCATCACGTGCGCGTCGGTTCCTGCCGGCTCCCGCAGTCCTCTGCCGTGCGCATGATCGCCCCGGTCGATGACGGCATGTACGTCGGGACCGACGACCGCGTGACCTTCCTGGCCGGCTTCGATCCGGGCTCCATGCAGCAAACCGTTGTCTCCCACGATCCGGTCATCCCGCGCATGTGCGTGCCGGTGCTGGCCAGCGACGTGATGTCCAAGCTCAACCCCATTCGGGCGTACCTCTGGGCCACGGCCAGAGGGCTGGAGCTGGCTCTCCCCGAAGGCAACATCCTCAAACTCACCTTCGACAAAGTGGCCATGAACGCCACGGCGAGCGGTGGTGCAATACTGCTGCTGCCGCGCCGAGTCGTGGCCATCTATCATCCGTAGGAGGACGATATGGCTCTTCGCCTCTCAACCGGCCTGCGCAACAAGCTGCTCGGAACCCAAAGCTTCAAGGACATCATGGCCGCCGGCGTCATCCGCGTGTTCTCCGGCGTCCAGCCCTCCTCGGCCGACGATGCCGAAGCCTCCACGGTGCTGCTCGAAATCACCGTGTCCTCCGGGACCTTCACGGCCGGCTCCACCACCAACGGCCTGAACTTCGGTACGCCCGCGAGCGGCGTCATCGCCAAGTCCACCTCCGAGGTCTGGTCCGGCGTCGCCACCACCACCGGTACGGCCGGCTGGTTCCGCTTCTACGCCAATGATCTGACCACCGGCGCCACCACCACGGCCGCCCACTTCGACGGCTCGGTCTCCACCTCCGGCGCCCAGCTCAACATGAGCTCCACCGCCATCACTGCCGGCGCGACCACCACCATCGACAGCTTCACCGTGGCCATGCCGGCGTCCTAATCCAAGAGAAAGTATGGATATCCTGGCCGGCCTTTATGGATTCAAGCAGGGCGATTACTTCGCCGGTTTCGCGGGCTCTGTAGAGGCCGGCCTTTCGCATCTTGGCCATGTCCGAAACGCACTGCAAACGATGCGTGACATCAACGTGCTCGATCTGCAAATTTACAACCATACCGTGTATTTTGATGATGGGACGGTGGTTTATGTAGAGCGGTGTTTCAATAAATACACAGCCGAAGTTATTGTCCCGATAGCGAGAAAATTGCAGGAAGGTGCGTTTTATTGGGTGCCTGGGTGTATGGCTCGGTATGATTTGTCAAGGAGTGATAGAAACTGTATTATTAATAGTGAAATAGCAGACTCAAAGGTGTTGACGGCAACTGGGTCAGATGAAGTTGCATCAAGCCAGACGTCAAAGACAATCGATGAAGCAGGTTTGCCAAGATGTGGATCGTCACCTGGGGGCCTGATTACAAGAGAATATAGGATCATGGTGTTGCCAGGGGATTCTACAGAAACGAAACTTTCACAATTCGCGTCAGGTCTCCAATATTCTGACGAAGTAGTCCCTTTATCAGGCCCGTTTACCGTTTCATGTCTTATAAGGCTTAATGAAAAAATTAAATACGATTATTCGTTTACAGAAAAAACAGAGGAAATCAATAATGGTTTTGTTGTTTATAACCCAATTAAGCCGAGAGTTTTATCATCTACAGCTGGGGAAACGTGGTTCACGGAATGCCCAGGTAGCATAGCACCAATCATAGGGATACTTAATCCTTCTCGATTTTCAAATCACTATGTGAAAATGACAAATCCATGGCCATCTACAAATGAAAATTTTGTTAGTAACCAAAAAAAACAAATTGGATATCGAGAAATAGGAAGTGTTTGCGAAGATGAGCCGCTCCTTTTAACAGAATATTCAAGGGACTCTCCGTATTGGGATAAAGTTGAAATTGGATCAATAGAAACGCTTGAAGGGGAATTTGTTGATTTTTGGGAAGAAAATACGGAGATAAACAATGCGGCACCCTATGCGTCATTTTGCAAATTTAAAGTAGATGGTGACCATCGGATGCCTATTGGAACACGCGTTGCGGGCCTAACGGGTAGTGGAGATACGCGCTATGCCACAATTGACACATTTACGTGCGAATATAATGAAGATGGGTCAATAAAAAATACAACACTCACCATTAAGGATTATCAATACAAACTCTATATAAATAGCACCACACCGACATTGTCATTTGGGAGCAGGCCTTTTCCTGTATGCCACAAGCAAGGATACATGATCGGGTTAAATTACATAGGTTTATTTTTTGTAAACGGAAACAAGATTCTTGCTGGGAAACTATGCGATTTTGAAAATGAGTATGTATACAATAAAATAATGTCTAGCGAATTGAACATAGGATCATACTATCATGTTTGCATGACTTTTGATGACAGCGGAAATACGGCACTTTATCTAAAAGAGTTTGGTGGTGGTAGCGACCTTTTGCAGGAAGCGCAGACCACAGCATCTTTTTATAACTATTCAGGGTTTGATCAATTTTTACCTTATGTTTCAGGTGGGAGCGCTTTTGCATTTACACCTGGGAATGATAGCCTAGCATCGGATTGGGCTTCATCCTGGTTATTTTCAGCAAACATGGAGATCGGATTGCCTCGATTTTATAAGAGGGCGCTTTCTCAGAAGGAAGTCCAGCTTCTGACACAAGAGCTTTTCAACGGCCAGTTTGTTGCAGACGATTTTGAGACAGAACAATTGATTTCAAAAGGTTTTCAGCCAATTTTGGTGTAATATGGATATTTTGACTAACTACTACAACGCTGCAGGCCAAATTGTCAATAGAGTGCCCGACCTAGAGTCTAGAGAGTTCTATCGTGACTATATGTGTCGCCATAGGTTTAACGAGATGTTTGTCGCTTCAGATGAAAGAGGCGGTGCCCGTTACCAAAGCATATTTGGAAATTATTTGCTCGATTTTGGGAATCTTCCAAGCGGGGATACACCAGATTATGGCATTCTTGGGGATGAATTATATGTTTCTGGTAGGGATAAAAGAAAATGTTTGCAGCTTTTATGTAACACTGGCGGATCAAACATAAGTGTTTCTTTAGACAATATTGCAATAGACCCAGGTCGTGAACTTCTTGTAAGAGCTATATACAAATCTATTGACTCTGATTTTATAGGAATCAACCCAAATACGTCTGAGTCAATAACAATTGATCTAGCCAATTCAAACAACTACCAATATTCACTGACTATATATATATCACTTGGTGAATATCCATTTATTCAGTGTGCATCTGGAAACTTTAATTATTTATCAATGCCTTATCCAAATACGCCTTCATATTGCGTAGATGGCAATTGGCATATTTGGGATGCAAAGATTGATCCTGATGGGGATATTAACTTTTATATCGATGGGACTTCGTTAACCTCAGGAAATGTTGGTTCTGATTTTCTGGAAAATATAGCACTCAATACAACAGGGAACTTGTACTTTGGTTATAGCCACGATGGAGTTTCAAGCTCTATGCTTGATTCAGTTTCCATAAAGGGAATCTGATGGAATTACTATATCCCCAATCCATCCCCTGCACCTTCAGCGACTTCCCGGCAGTCCTTGACGTTCGCCTGGGAAACTTGGCGAGTGCGTTGATCCCTGGCGCTTCGCTGGGATCGAAGCTGCTGCTTTATCGCACTCCGAAGTGCGGCGTGGCGCAAGGAGACTACGTTGTCGGTTCTGCTCTCCCGGAATGCCGCATGATCTACAGCGACACAGGAAGCGATGATGACTTCAATTTCAAGATGTCATTCATTGGGTATGGGACATTCTACAAGATTACTAGCGACGATCAGTACCTCCGCTTTCAGGTCTTCAAGGCCATCGCCATCGAAACGCCTTTAGCAGGAGAAAAGATTTTTGGTGACACGTTCGATTGCGAAACGCTCATCCCTGCTGACGCTGATACGACGGCGCTTTTCAGCTACGACGGCTCAATTGTGCAATATTCAGATACAGTTACGACAACAGGATCGGGGGCATTCTGGTTGAATGGGCAAGAATATCATCTGGCCGATGGGCAAAGCATTACGATTACATCGGCAACCGGCGGCACAAACACCTTCACGTTTGTTGGTAACACTTTGGTGGTTAGGTGAAATGGCTATCATCTTTGACTATATATAAACCCATCCAGCAAAAGGCCGCCCCGAAGAGCGGCCAAAGGAGTTAACATGGAAGCGTTATTAAAAAAGATACTGGAAGAATTGAAAGAAATAAAAGAACTCTTAAAGGCGGCGCTTTGTGTGAAAACCTCTTAAACAATCACCCTTTTGTAGTAAAAGTAATGAACAGTTCCCCCCGTCATACGCCCCTGGGTATCAAGTTCTGCCAGCCTTTCGTGTTGGACAAGCTCCCACCCATGTTCTCCAAAGAGGTTCATTGCTTCTGCGAAAGTTGTGGCTTGTTTATCTTTAAATCCACCTCCAAAAACAAAAAGGCCCTTGCTGTTCTCAAGGACATCAATCACCAAATATTCAAACTTTGCCATCTTTTTCCCCCTTCTCGGTTTGGGTTTGGAGTCGCAGCCGGACATTACCGAGGGGGCGAAGAAAATAGAAGAGTTGATGACAAAAAAGCCCCCGCACGGGCAGGGGCTTCGGGTCGTCTTAAAGGTCTTCTGGCTTTAGACCTGTGTGCTTTGCGATCCTGGCCAGCATTCGTGGACCAATTTCGTCGTCATCGCCAAATGACCATGTGTAGTTTGGAAAACCTACCCGTGCGAGCGTCTTGTGCGAACCGCCGTGGTTTGATTTTACAATCCAACCAATCGCAAGAAGTGCCCGGAAAACTCGTCGCCCTTTGGTGGCCGGCCAGTTCATGCAAAACAAATTCCTCGGACATCCGCGCCACGAAGAACCCCGGACTCAATCTGTTCGGCCAGAACCCGCATGCCAAGAGCGGTGACTTTATCACATGCCTCGTCCTTGGTCGCCCCGTAGGCCATGACCCCTGGAAGTTCGGGGACTTCGGCGATCCAACGGCCGTCCTTTTCCTGCTCAAATTCGATGGTGATCTTCATCGTCTTCTCTCCGTGGGTATGGCCATATTTACCATGGCACGGGCACCTCTCGTCAACGAAAATAAGGCCAAATCCCAGGGAATCAACATGCTGGCGGCTGCATAATGACCTCCATATTCGACTATATCTACAGCATCGACGGCATTTCCTTGGATAGCTCGGGGGCCGGGATTTGTGTCTTCCCGCTCTGCACCGGTGACGGTTCCGGAACTTGCGGCTGTGTCGGCCTTGCCACGATGCCGGCGCTGACCGGAGACGGCACGGCGGACTGGGCACCGTTAAGCGTCTGCACATTACCGGCACTGGATTCGACGGGCACGGATACCGGTTATCACCCTGCCTGGGGCGACCCCGAGTTATCGGCGATAAGCAGCGATGGCACGGCGCACGTTCTCATCGAATCGGTTGGGCTGCTCCCGCCGCTGTTTGCCGCGGGGCAAACTGGCACAACGGCCGAAGTATCCATTCGACCGTTGACTTGCTATGCACTGGATGACTCGTTCAATTGTACTGCTTCAGGGGCCGGCTCCCTATCCGCTTTGACAGCGGAAGGGATATCTTGTGGCATCTATAAGCCGATCGACAACTCGGCGTCATCTTCCTCTGTCGTCGCTCTGCTCCAACGGGGCAACATACCAATTGCTGATGCGACTGTCGCGCTGACGAACGGCCTGACGACGAGCGATGCTATTGCGGCCACCATCGTCCGCTATGTGGCCTCAAATCTCTCCTATGTCTCCGATGGGGACGGCTACGGCGACACGTGGACATGCGCCCTGGCAACCTATCGGCGCGGCTACGGCGACTGCGAAGACGGAGCGATCCTGATTCAGTCGCTCTTGCTGGCGGCCGGAGTCGATCCAAACCGGATCATGACCTGTTTTGGCACCGTCCTCAGCGACGAGACGAGCGTCGGGCACGCCTGGACGATCTACCGGCGGGAATCGGACAATGAGTGGGTCCCTCTGGAGTGGACGGACGCCGCTTTTCAGACATTGTCGTCCGTCAACGACATCAAGCGCATGGTGGACCGCACAGCGGTCTATACGGCAGTTGCGTACATCCTGACTTCCACAGCGTTTACCGCCACAACCACGGCCAACTGGTTGCTCCGCATCACCACGTTACGTTCAACGGCGGCAGTGACCATGCCCGGGGGGATCTCCACCGGCCAAACAAACATCTCTTGCAAAGGCGCGGCGACCATCCCGGCGGTCACGGCAACCGCCAGGGCTGGCTTGCGCCCAAGCCTGGCGCTCCCCAAACTGACAGCTACAGCCACGGCCAGACAGATTTCCCGCTCGGCAGGGGCTTGTACGCTCCCCGCACCTATCACCACGGGAAGAACCGGCGCGCACGGAGACGGTGCGTTCCCGAAGTTACAGGCGGTCGGGGCGACCGGGGCAAGCGGCTCTGTCTGGCTCCACCCGCTGACGACCGATACTTCGGCCAAGGCGCGTGCGTTTGTCGATGCGACCCTAATTGCGCCGCGTCCGAGAGCCTCAGGGCACGCACTCGTCGGCGCGGTGGTCATGGGCGAGTGTGTGGCGCCGCTCCCCGTGGTCCATGCCACCGATCTGCCCCGCCCGACTGCCCATGGCGTCGTGCGCGCGCCTGTCCCTCGGATGGCGGCCACGGCTGCCATCGTCTCCTTGGGCACGGCCGACCTGTTCGCACCGCTGCCGGTGATTTTCGGCCAGGCCCACGGCATCCCGGCCTGGACAACTTCTCTCCTGCAATATGATCCCACGAGGTTGGCGTAATGGATAGCACACTCGGTCTCTCCTACCCGTATGATTCCGGCGGGGTCAGCCAATACCAGGGGTGGCCTTTCACGGACTTCTTCCAGCTCGGGGACCAATTTTTCGGCCTGGCCGCCAACAGTGCCTTCCTCCTCGGCGGTTCGGATGATGCCGGCGAGCCCATCGTCTGGGACGAAATCGGCCCCCAGGTCGATGCCAATTCCGATGTCTACAAACGCATGCGCGCCATCACCGTGCTTGGCCCGGGTGGCGAGGACTTGGCCGTGCAGGTGCGTACCGAGCAGATGCCCGAGGGCGATTGGCGGGATACCATCCAGCAGGGCGGCAATCGATACATGATTGGCCGGGATTGTGCCGGGAGGGAAATGCAATTCCGAGTTTCTGGAACCGGTCCGGTCGAGATCACAGGCGTGACCATCCAGGCCCTTAATCTTGGCCTGCAGCGAAGAGGTTAGAGAATGAGTAGTGGATTTCTCGATACCGATGCCGCATCGGGTTATGTCAGTTCGGCGTTTGCGGATGCCACCAATAAAGCGTCATCGGCTTTTTCATCGTCGATGACGCTCATCAACCAGTTGGCTGCCCTGCCGGACATCGACGCGCCGAGCATCACCGCCCCAACTGCACCGGCTACGCCGGAGCTGACGAATCAGCCGGAAGCGCCGACCATTAATACGCCTCACCTCGGCACGATCAGCATCGACGAAGCCCCCGTGTTGGATTCGCTGGATTTACCTGATGTCGTGATTCCTGATTTTACGGCTACGGCACCCACTATTTCGATTTCTGACAAGCCGGAACTGGACGAGCCAGAAGCGCCGGGCACGACGCCGTCTTGGGAGGATATCAGCCTGCCGGGCGAGCCGGACATTATATTGCCCACGGTGCCGACGCTTGATCCGGTGGACATCCCCAATTTCGATATCTTCATTCGTACCTCTTTCGAGGGCGACCGGCCGGCCGCACCGATGTTCGAGGCTCCGGGGCGGCTTTATCTCTACCAGGAGGGCGAGTTCTCTTCCGATCTCCAGGATGCGATCGAGCAGCAGATTTACGACGGACTCCTGGCTGGCGGGGATATCAAGGCCATCGCTGGCATGGCCGCGTACATCGAGCAGGTGCGCTCCGAAGCGGCCAGGACGCTGCGGGTCGAGCAGGCCGCCATTCGGGACGGTTGGGCAGCCCGGGGGCTGGATGGCCCTACCGGCGCCGACCTGGACAAAGAGCAGCAAGCCCGGTGGCGCTACGCCGATACGATCAACGAGCGCGTGGCCCAGGTCAGTGGCAAACAATGCGAGCTAACGCTCCAGCACTTCGAGTTCTTGATCACCAACGGCATTTCCGCCGTTGGGATGCGCCTCGATACCTACCACAAGGTGCAGCAGCGCGCCCTGGACAGCGCCCGGGCCACGGCCGAATTCGGCTACAAGTGCGTGGAGATGCAGATCGGCGTCTACAATCTCCAGCTCGCCCGCTACCAGGCCGATGTGGCCCTGTTCGAGGCCAAGTCACGGGCGGCCTCGGAAGTGCTGGAGGAGCAGCGGCTGTACCTTCAGCGAGCACAATTGGCGGCCGAGTTACGCAAGCAGGCCATCGACGAGTACGTGGCTCGGTGTCAGGCCCTTAACGTCACGGTTGAGGTCTTCAAAACGCGCATCCAGGCCACCCTGGCGAAGATTACGGCGCAAAACGAAAAGATCACCGCCTTCCGGGCCACGGTCGACGTCTATGTGGCCAAGCTCAACGCCATGGTCTCCCGGTACAATGTCTGGGGCCAGGAGATTGCGGCCAACAAGACTCGGGTCGATCTGTATCAGGCCCAGGCCGGCGCGTTCGCCACCCAGGTGTCGGCGCAAAAGGTTGTGGCCGATATCGGCGCGACCAAGGCCAATATCGTGGATGCCCGCAACAAGGGCAACATCGCCCTGTATCAGGCCCAGCTTGACGGAGCCAAGACGCAACTCGCGCGCATGACCGCCGAGGTCGATGCGGCCATCAAGACCGCCACCACGCAGATACAGCTCTATGACGCCCAGACCCGGGGTGTGGCGGCCGAGAACGAGGCCAAGCGGGGATTGTCCGCGCTCCAGGTCCAGGAGTGGGCAACCAACCTGAACTCCTTGGTCGAGCAGGCCCGACTCTCGTTGCAATATGCGCAGACCATGGCCGACTTGGCCCAGAAAGCACAGATCGCTGCCGCGCAGACCGCTTCACAGCTTGCCGCTTCGGCTCTTGGTTCTCGGCACGCCTCGGCCAGCGTCGGGTTCAGCGGCAGCAACAGCAATTCCAATAGCTTCAACACTTCGTATAATTACTCTAGCAGCCAATCCGCAAGCGTATAGGAGTATAACATGGGAATGACCCCTGGCTTCGACGATTTATTACAAAAGAAATACCAGATTTTGCAACAACAGGCTGACTCCGGTACGACGACTGCCAATGCCAAGGCGCAGGAAGTAGGTCAGCAACAGGCGTTGCAGCAGCAGAACAATGATGCAGCCATGGATCGCGCGAGGCTTGCGGCGAGTGCACAAACGCAAGCTGCCAACATGAACAACGACGCCATGATGGACCGCGCCTCTCTGGCCGCCCAGACACAAACCGGTATCGCTGGTCAGGAGCAGTCTGGAGCCATGGCACGGGCACAGCTTGGGGCAAACACCCAAACCACCATTGCCGGCATGGAAAATCAGCTCGGCCGGGACCGCCTGAACCAGCAAGGGCAGCAGTTCGGCCAGACGCTTAAGCTTGATACAGCCAATTCCTACAGCAAAAGCCTGATTGACCGGGCTACGGCCGCGTTGCCCACCATGGGGCCGCCTGTCCTTACTCCTGACGGGAAAGGTGGTTTCACTCAGCAACCCTACGTCAAAAGTCCGGGGGCCACAATCACGGAGCCTTCTCCTCTCGAATCTTTATGGAAAAGGAATTCTTCCAGTTCCGGCCTCGACGGGATGTCAGATGAAGCACTGGATGCAATGAAAAAACGGTTGGCAGGGCAAGGGCCGATTTCGTAACGGGGGCACTATGTTGACTTGTGCCCCTGACTCGGCGGAGATGGGAACTATTTCGTCAGGAGTTTCACCAGCGCGGCGATGATGGCAGATTGAGCGACCAGCATCCCGGCCACCCACTTGATGAGGTCCGCCTTGGTCTCGGCCAGCTTCAATTCTAAGTCGGCCTTGGTGGCGAGATCTTTTCGTATCGCCTCATCCTGAGCCTCGAACAGTTTGGCAATAACTTCGGCTGCCTCTGGGCCGACAGCCTTTTCCAACTTTTTCGAATCGTCGAAGAGCAGCGTCATGGGTTCATCCCCCTGTTGTCTCTTCATGCCCTTACCCCTCGGAGGATGTCAATGAGCCCCCAGCCGAACTATACGCTCGACGATATCAATGCCGAAATTGCCCGTCGACAGCTTGCGCGTCAGGGTAGCTCAGACACACAGGGCAGCCTCTCTTCTGCTCCTGTTGCAGCTGGTGGTGACATCCCCCCATGGGCTGCAAGCCGGATTGCGAATTCAGGGGCTTTGCCACAAGCCAGCACGCAACCCACCCCGGTTGGCTCGAATTCAGGGCAGCCCCTGCCGGAAGCCCCAGGATTATGGGAAAGAGCCAAGAACGCGATTTCCGGAATAGGGAATTCTTTCGAGACAGGTCTTTCTGAGTCGCTCCCCAAATACGCTCTCGGCGTCAACAAACTCTTGGGCCTTCAGGCCTTTGAACCGACAAAGCGGATGTTCATCGATCCGCTCGAAACGCGTGTTCAGGCCATTCAGGCTCAAGAGGCCAAAGACACGGCCGGGGCAGGCACGGGGGAACAAATTGCACGGGGAGCGGCCAGAGGGGCGGGAAATCTCGCCACGCTGCCGTTGGATATCGCCCTGGGGGCGATTTCCAAAGCCGGAACGCTCGGGGCCCAGGCCGTCGAAGCCGCCCCCAAGGTTGCCTCATCGATCCCCGAACTTTTCCGGGCCATACCCGATTTCGCTTTAGGCATGGGCATCAGAAAGACCGGTGAAGAGGAGAGCATAGCCGGTCTGCCGCGTGGTGTCGCCGAAGGTCTGGCCATGCACAGTGTCGGTGAACTCGGCAAGGACATGGCGGTGTTGCCCCGGGCGGTCACACAGGTCGGTGCCCAGGGCGGCCTTGGCGCGGCCATGACGACGGCCGACACGCTGGAACACGAGGGGCGTCTGCCCACGGGAACGGAACTGGCCGTAGGCGCCGGAACGAACGCCGCCATGGCCCTGCCCTTCGTCGGAGCCCCGGGCCGGATGGAGGTGAACCGGGAGTTCACGCCGGAACTGCGCAAAGAGTTCGAGGGGCAGCTCTCGGGTCTTCTGAAAAATGACCAGTTGGGCATGCTCCAAGATGAGAGTTTGCAGCAATTCCGGGATGTCGTGTCCCAGCTGTCTGAAATCGACCCGGACAACAAGACGTTCCTGAATGGGCTTCTCGAAATCGACCAGGAACAAAAGCGCCGGGCCGGGTATCAGCCCGAGCCGAGTCAGGCCGAGGCCATGGATGCAGCCCAGGCCGAACAGCCGACCGAACAGCGTCCTTATTCCCGCGCCGAACTGGCCGGCTTGGCCACTGGCGACCTCAACAGCCAGGACCGTCTCATGGAGATTGCAGACGCCTACGGCATCAAAGATCCCCACCGGATGGAGTCGGTGGACCTCATTGACGCCATAGACAAGGCGGAAAGCGACCGGCAGGCCGAAATACAGCGGCAAGCGGATATCGCGGCCCAGGCCGAACAGGCGCGCAAAGACATTTTGGCGGCCCAGGATGAGGCCGCGCGCATTGAAGCCATCAAGCGGTTCGAGGACGCGACGAAGGCGATCCGGGAAGTGCCGGCGTTGCCTATTGGGACGCAGGATTTTGAGCTTGTTCCATATGGGCAACGACAGGATGTGCAGGCTGGCCGGGCCATGCAAGAGGAGAAGCTTGCGGTCCTAAACCAGACGCCGGCACTGCCTCAGGGCCAGGGGTTTGAGCTCGTAGGCGGCCCGAAACCCTACACTCGGGACGAAGCCCAGACCATGGAGCGCTTGTCCCAGGAAAGCCAGGCCGTTCCAGATGTGGAGCCTCCCACTGTTCAGGATATGCGCGATTTTTATGCCGGCAAAGACAAAACCGAAGGACAGCTTGTCCGTGAATATCAGGAGCAACGGCAACGTGGTGCCGACGCCGAGTACGGAAAGAGCTTGTCGCAGCTCTGGAATTTTCTCCGAGGGCGTGTGGATGCCAAATCTATTTCTGATCACTATGGATCGGCCGTCCTAGAAAACCTGCGGAGCCTCGCCCCGCGCGATATTTTTAAGTCGCGCAATAACGGAGGCACGGGCTGGGACAAACTGGAGCAGGAGGCAAAGTCGCAGGGGATTATTGCACCTGATGTCGATCTGTTGGATGTCCTACAGGCGAATGTCACCAACAAGGAACAAGCCCAACGCGACCGTATCAACGGTGCCAATGACGTATGGCAGCGCGACATGGAGCCAACGCCTCCACAAGGGCCGCATCCAGAAGAAAATGAGTTCGTCCCGGTCAACAGCGATGGGACTCCTCGTACGGAAGGAGCTTTCTATTCACGCTCGAATCAACCACAGACTCCGGCAGATTTTGCCCGGGAATATGACATCCCGGCTACACCGGAGTTTCTGGACGCCATTAAGCAATATCAGGAGATTACCAAGTCGACACCCGAGCCAACAAAAGAGAAGCAAAGCAATTTCGCCAATATCACTCCGGAAGAATCGGTGGCAGCGGAACCGATGTCGCCTTGGAGTGCTTTCCCCTCTAGAGAGGACGGTTCTCGTATAATCGCGCATCTTGGACATGAGTCGGCTAATGAAATAAATAAAATGGGTTTTGCCACCGGGGAAAGTGACGCAGTCATCTCATCAAAAAGTGTTGACTATATCAACGCTAGACATGGTGATCAACTTTCTCCAGAAGATATCGCATACCTAAAAAAGACTATTGAAGAACCAACAGAAATACTCCCCAATATCGGCATCGAAGGAAAATTGTATAGAGATAGAAGCGTGTTGATGGTCAGGCGTAATGGTAAAGATTTTGTCGCTATCGTGGAAGTCACTCCTGGCGACAAAGAAAATACTGTCTGGAACTACTGGAAGATGAATCCGCATAACGCGGAGAAGTATCTCGCGAAATTTAGGGAAGAAAAAGCTCGCCTTCTTCAGTCTGGAGGACGACCAGATCCTCATGTTCCTCACGACACGGCCGAAGCCGAGGTGGGCAAACCGGAGGGCCTTTCCGGAAGTCAGACTGAACCAGCGAGCTTAGAAAATATAACGCCAGATCCAGGTCAAGGCAAGGGCCCGGATCAAGCGGCAGTCGAGCCTACCCAGCTCTTGACCGGCCCAATCGGGGCAGACGGTAAACCCCTGTTCGAACCACTGCCCGCTTCCTCTGGCGGTGGCGGCCAAGGGAGCCTCGCCGACTTTTCTCCTGCCGAATCCTCCCAGGGAGCGGGAATGCAGGCCTCCAGCCAGGGTGCCGGGAAAGCTGCTGTCGAAAAATGGTTAGCGCCGGTCCGGGAGCGGTTGGCCGAAAATGTCAACCTTTCCGTGGTAGACAGGCCGGAGGAAATCCCCGTCGAGCATCAACGGCGCCTGGATTCCATCGACCCTAATTGGCGTGATGCAACAGGCGATACCATTGACGGGCATAGTTACCTTTTCGCTTGGAACCTCGCAGACCGGAATGAAACCAGGCTGACGGTCAAGCACGAGGTACAACACCAGATTACCACGGCGTTTTTCCGGCGTGAAGCTGCCCAGGAACCGCACAAGGGTCCGGCGGAACAGCGCATGGCGCAATATCTGCGGCAGGTCATCCGGTCGAAGGGATCGGACATCGTGGAGTACATGCGTGAACTCCACGGGCCAGATTTCGACTCCCAAAACCCCCTGCACATGTTGGTCGGGGCCTCCGAATGGTTGGCCGAGACCAGGATCACCGAGCCGACGCTTTATGAGCGGTACAAGGCCGCCCTCATCTCCATGTTGCGCGAGGTCGGAACGCGGTTTGATATCCATTGGCTCCACGACATGAGCATAAGCGATGCCGAATTGAAGGCGTTCAACGAACGTCTGTGGAAGGATGCTCTTCGGGAAGGCAAAGCTACCGATCTGCTGGACATGCCCGATGAAGGTGGCGGCCCGGGGGCGCCCCGGCCAATGTCTCGCCGGCAGAAGTCGGTGTTTCACCGGAGGGAACGGTTCCTCCTGGTAATTTTCCCCGCCGAGAACCGCAGGGGCCTTTGACGTCGCCGCAGCCTAGCCCCTCTGGCGTTGAAGGGCCGAGGTTGGCGCCGCCGGAACTCACACCGATTCGGGTAGAGCTCCCCGAGATGGTCAGGATGACACGCGACCTGCTTGGGAAAAATCCCATGGTCAAGGAGCGACTGTCCAAGGCCGCGGCCTCTGGGCTCTTCCGGCCGAATCCCCTCAACCCCAATCTGGAACTTCGCGCCGACATTTTCATCGGGCCCAAGCTTGGCGAGGTCCGCACCAAGAATCCCCGTGAGGCTGAACCCATCTTCATTGGTATGATCGCGGATCGCACAGGGCTTGAACCCTCCGACATCCAACTCAAAACGCAACGCGGGAAGGATGGCTGGACGATCATGCGGGCCTACAAACCAGATCCCGACCATGCCGGGAACGTCCTGGCCCATGAGATCGGGCACCTCGTGGATTTCCTTCCCGACAAAACCATGGCCCGGGGGAACATCCTGGGCAGACTGGCCAGCCTCAAGGGATACATGAAGACGATGCTGGAAGGGATGCCGGAGTCTGGCGAAGAGCTCATAAGCCAAGCCGAACGGGAGTCCTTGCGCAAGCAGATCAGGGAATCCTACCTCGACGACATCTCCATGAACCGGGCCGATTTCGAGGGCGATCCGGAGCTTTCCGGGGCCATCAAGGAAGAAATCGACAAGCGGTATAAGGCAGCACTGACGGAAGAGATGCGACGCCGCGGCCTGGTCGGTCGGGATGAGGTCATGGACGAGCTCAAGGCCGTAAGCCAGTGGTGGAAACCATTCAACGACAAGGCCGATCCCGAGTACACCAAATACCGCTACAGTTCTCCTGAGCTATACGCAGATGCGTTTTCCGTTCTACTCAATGAGCCCGGCGAGTTGAAGACCAGGGCCCCATTTTTCTATGATGCGTTCCAGAATTGGCTTACCGAAAAGCCCGAAGTGAAGGCCGCATATCAGGGCATCCAGGACGCCATCCACTCGGGGCAAATTTACGCGGATCGTGTCAAAGCGCTTCGGGATGGCTTCCGAGCGGCCGACGAAAAACGGGGGGCTTTGTACGGAGACGACAAGACGTTTAAGGAAGGGTTGCAGGAGACAGGCCGGTGGGCCAAACGCGCTTTCGTCGATCAGTACGCCCCGGTGCGCGCTGTCCTGACTGGGGATGAAGCCGGTTACAAAATAAACCGAGCCATTTACTCCGGGAGCGAGAAGGAACTCTACGTTTCTGAAATGCATGACCGCGTGACAAAGCGCCTGGAGGATGCCGGCCTGACCCCCGAGGACCTTGGGGAATATCTGTTCCATCAGCGTGTCATCAACGAACGCAACCAGATGGCCAACCCCCACGGGTTCAACCCCAAGGCGTCAAGGGAAAGGTTGGAGGAGATGCGGACCAACACGTATGCGCCAAATCAGCTTGCTGCCCTGGAGGGAGCCGAGAAGGATTTCCGCGCCATCCGTGATGATCTCGTGACCGATAAAATGGCGCAGTCCAAAATGTTCGCTCCAGAGCTCATGCAGCATATCCAGGAGGCAACGGATTACGCAACGTTCGATGTTGTCAAATACATCGACGAAGCGTTTGGACCGGGCATTGGCGCAAAAATCCATAGACAAATCGGCACCACGGAAGCCATCGGCAATCCTTACACGGCCACCCTCTCGAAAGACCTGTCCATGCTGTCCTCGATCAATTGGAATAATGCCAAGCTGGCCGTAGTGGACGATCTGCTGACCCACAAGCCCGATCAGATTGTTCCGGCCGAAATGCGGTTTAACGGAAAGACCATGGCTCCAGTCGATCGGACTACTGACAAGATCGGCACGATTTATTTCATGAAGGACGGCAAGGTCGAAGGCTATTACGTGGATCGGCTGGTTGCCGAAGCCTTCAACCGAGAACGGCCAGAAGATTTGCAGGCCTTGGGGCGCATCCTGTCGAAAATGGCCACCCCGTCGCGCATCGTTTTCACTACGATTCGTCCGGGGTTCCAAGCCTTCAACGCCATCCGTGACTTGCGAGCCATGTACCGAAATCTTCCGGGTGACATCGGTCCGGGCAAGGCGCTCAAGGCCTACTTGCAGGCTCTCCCCGAGGCTTGGTCGGCAGAATTTGGCATGACACCGGAAATCGTCAAGGAGATGCAGCGCGACAATATGCTCATTTCCGTGGCCGATCCCATGGGGCTTTCCAAAATAGAATCCGAGCATGATCGGCTCATGAAGATGTACGATCTTGAGCCAGGAAAATACAAGAACACGGTTTGGACACCGTTCATGAATCTCTATGCGCAGGCTCTCAAGTTGGGTGGCTTCCTGGAGCGCATCCCTAAGGTCGCGGCATATCGCTATCTCAAAGAAAACTTTCCGGAATGGTCCCAGGATAAGATCGGGGAGTTCATCCGTACGAAAGCCGGAAGCCCGGCGTTCCTCTACAAGGGCTCCTTGTCCTCGGTGACGAACAATCTCTTCCTCTTCTCCAATGCGATCGTCCAGGGCATGCGCGGTGATTATGGGGCGATGAAGGCCGATCCAAAGACATGGTGGTCAAAGTGGGCCATCGGAACCATGGCCCCCAAGATGATCATGCGGCTGGCCCTTTACGGCGCCTTCGGGGCCGGCGTCAAAACCATCATGGATGGAATCTCCGATTATGACCTCTCCAATTACGACGTGATCCCCCTGGGTCTCGATGCCAACGGCAAGAGCGTCTACATCCGCCTACCGGTGGATGAGATGGGTCGCATGACCTCCTCTTTGCTCTGGAAAGGCCTTAACCTCGTGGATGGTCAGGCCCCAACCAAGGGCACCGATATTTTCGATTTCATGGCTGGCCAAGCCCCTAACGTCGCCCCTTGGTTCACCGTCCTGGGGGGCGTGACCTCCTACTTGTCCGGGCACAATCCCTATGATGCTTTCCATGGGAGGGAGGTCCTTGATGACACGACGTTCAAGGCCGGTGGGTGGCCTTCGCATAAACAGATGCTGAAGTGGATATGGAACACTTCCGGTGGTGGCATCGTCTACCGTTTCGACAACCACGAAGTTGATGGAATCAAGACAGAGCTTCAGGCCGCCCTCAACCTCCCTGTAGTCAATGACTTCCTTGGTAGATTTCTCAAAGTCAGCGATTACGGCATCCGTGAAAAATTGCGTGCTGCCCAACAGACAGAAGAGTCACGACGTGCTGGTGAAATTTTGGAAGTGCGCACAGCTATGGCGAAGGTTTTGAATAAGGAACCGCTTGACGAAAAAGATGCTATGGCCATCGCTCGGGACCCAAAATATATTCAGCAAAATTTTCAAAAATTTCTTACAAAGCAACAAGACAATGCTGTTTCATCTGCCTTACAAGGAGCAAAAACAGCTAGGCAAAAGGCCATTATTGTTGACGCTATGGGAAGAATAAAGAAAGGAGAAGAATAA